CCCCAGTGCGAAAGCCATACTTCGTAGTCGGATAACTGGTCTGCATAGATTACTGAATCCCAGTAATTCTTGCTCGCATAAACACCAGTCTTATATCCTGCTTCGGATACTCTGTCGCAGAAAATCTTACAAAAATCAGTAATTTCCTGTCTGTTATCGTATGGGTTGAAGTTGTGCTTTTCTTTATAGCTGTCCGCGTCTTCCATGTCGAACCATACACCCAACACCGGATTGTAGCCCTCTACCATGCGCAGTGCGTGTGCCGCTTCGCTTTCTGCTTCGGCATTATTTAACGCATAAGAGTACAGATACACACCATACGGAATGCCCAGTCTTTCACATTCTTCCATGTTACGGATTGCTTGCGGGTCATCCTGTGATGTACTGTCATTGCCGTGACCGACACGAATAATTACACCGTCAACATTTTCCTTTGTGGTATCCCAGTCGATAACTCCGTTATGCTTACTTACATCAATTACTGAATATCTGCTCATATGAACCTCTTTCTGCCGCTGTTCTGCGGCTAAATATAATTTTTATTGTGTTTTAGGGTAAAAAAATAAGACACTTTCGTGTCTTTAACTGCTGTCGTTATATATACCAATCACCTACCTTACGCCCTTCCATGTACGGTAACATGAAATGATATGCTTTTTGTTTCGTTTTGTGGCGACCAAACAAATCCCGTTATTTGTTCGCTGGTATAGCCGTTTATGCTTGCACTTATCAGCCCTGTTTCCGCAAATGGAGTAATATTCACGCTGTCAATATTTTTTACAATATTAGGTGGCAAATAAATTGTGAACGGTGCCCAAAACGCATTTCCATATTGTGTATTCATTGCATAGCTTTTACTTACTGTTTTTCCTGCCATTACAATATAACCGCTTGAAAGATATGTGATATACATTTCTGTTTTATCTTGTGGCTTTGTTACGGTAGTGCCAATATATCTGCCTTTTGTATCCGTAAATTTTGCGTCTGTCGGTACGTCTGAATTGACAGTATGCCCATTTATTAAGCCTGCAAAATTATACGCTTTAACAATGCCTTCTCGACAATCGATTCCCACGGCGGTTTTATTTTTGCCGCCATACTGACCGGCGGCAGCGGGAGAAGTAAACGATACCCCCCACCACGACCTAATTACCAAATTATTAAGTCCTCCACCATTACCATTTGCGGAATCGTTACCGGTTTCGTAAATGGCATTGGAATCATGTTCCATGTATATTGCACCTGTAGTAATGTTACTTGAATGGACATTCGTGAATCTGTGCGTTTCATCTCCTAAATCAATAGCAACGTCTTCATTCGGGATAATACTGCCTGCGAGGCTTGTAGTGCCGTTTATAGGTATATAATCATTTGCCCCCAACCAGTTTTTAAACGTAGCTTTTGACACGTCTTTGATTTTGGCTTTTACGGTATCGTCATCTCCACTAGCATAGCAAGCCACACCTAAAATCTGGTCTTCGTTCAACGCAGAACCTACCCAACCGACCTTGATTTTCTTGGATGTATCGTTGTAATCTTGGACTGTTGTCGCACTTCCTGCATTGCCGCCTGCCGGTATTGCACCTACATTTTCCGCTGTTATATTAACATTGCCCCGCCTATACGCACTTTCTGCACTGCCTTTTACGCCTGTTACAGGTGTTCCCGCGAGGACATCCCACTTTCCGTCCTCTGTCTTATATACGTTTGCGCCTGCTGGAATAGTATTTCCCGCTCCCTCTTTAAATTCAGCAGTCGTTGTAAACTGGTCCGAAATGTTATACATGCTTCCGCCGTCCGCTTCTGACAGTGCCGGAAGATTTGCAAATGCAACCGTTCCCATCGGTCTTAATGCACCCGAAAACGATTCAGAAATCCGTCTTGCCTGCTCGTAATAGTATTTCGCACTGTCTGTATCTGCTACGGCATAGTTTTGTGCTGTGTCCGCACTTGCCGCCGCATTGGAAGCGTACTGCTGTGCCGCATTTGAATTTGAAACTGCGATGGTTGCGCTATTTGCCGCGCTATTCGCTTTTTCATTAGCTAAATTTGCACTTCCCGCGGCATTATCGGCACTTGTTTTAGCTGCTGCCGCGCTTGCCGCCGCTTCTTTTGCTTTCGTGCTTGCCGTATCTGCGCTTGTTGCCGCCGCCGATTGGCTCTGTGCCGACTGTTGGCTATAATACTTTGCATTGTCCGTATCTTCGCCTGTGCGGCTGTTTGTGCCGCCAGTAGCATAACTCTGTGCTTTTGTAGCACTCGCCGCCGCATTGGATTCACTGATTGCCGCCGCTGTTTCACTTGCCTTTGCATTGCTTTCAGATTTTGCCGCCGCCGACTGGCTTGCCTGTGCTTTTGCAACTTCAACCTTAATATCTGCAAGATAATTAGGCTGTAAATGCTTTTCTTGAATACTCGCTTCTTTTACGATTGCAGACACTTTTCCAGCACTGTCAATCGAAAATGCCACCGTGTCACTGTCCAAAAACTCATACTGCGTAATCAATGCCGACAGGTCTATATACTGCCTTGTGCCATCAATAAGCGTTAAAATAATCTGCTGTGTTTCGGCATTGTATGAAAAATTTACCGCGATTTTTTCCATTTGCGTGTCAATCGTTACCTTTGAACCGTTTTTCTTTACGATTGTGATAATTCCCGTCTTTTCTTCAAATGTAACATCCTGCACCAGTGTTGAAACTTCTTCCTTAGTCGCTTTTGTAGTGTCCAGTGTAATTACCCTATTGTCAATTTCATCTGTAGCCACATCTATTTTATTCAGATTACTTTCATTCAGTGGTGTTTCATCACTCGGATAATTTTCCCAATTTATACGACCATACGTTTTATTCATGCCTGCTCCTTTCTATCCTTCTATGTCGCCCCACGGAGTTGTCCAGCTTCCGCCCAAATTAATGCTTCCGTCATTGCAATCAATAGAAATGCTTCGTTCTCCGTCATCAGATTGCATATACAACAATCCCGGATATGCGTGAAAGTTTGCCCCGGCACTTCTACTAATAAGCAATTCGTCTGGTTTTAAAAGTGCCTGTGCATTTTCTCCTAAAACATACCGCAAATATCCGTCAAATATCTGCCATTCTCCGATTAGTCCGGATAACGCTTCCATACTGCCGTCCAAACCGATTTTAAAATTTTGATTTGCCGTCACAGCGCCGTTCAGATTGATTTTGTTTGCTTCAATCGAAACGTTTTCGGCAGATTGGTTAATTTTTGAAATAATTTCATCGCCATTTACTTTTTTTGATACTTCTGTATTAATGCTATCCGCCGTCTGCCTTATTGCACTATTCATCTGTTCTGTAGTACTGTAGCTTTGCAATTTTCGGCTTACCTCTGCCGAAATCCCCTCCGCCGTAGCATTGATTCGGGTATTCATTTCCGTTGTTGTGCTGTAATCCTTTAACTTATCTGCCGTGTCCTGTTTTGCATTACTTTCAGCCGTTTCAGCGGCAGATTCAGCATATTGTTTAGTTTCCGTTACCTGTTTAGATAATTCTGCCGTAAGTCCGTCCGCCGTCTGTTTTATAGAACTTTCCAACTCCTTTTTTGTGTTCGTAGCGTTTTCTTTTGTTTCATAATTTTTGCTGATTTCTGATGTGATTGATTCAGCAGTCTGCGTAATTTTTGTTGATAAATTGCCCTCGGCTTCACTCGCCCTCTTTACTTCTGATGTGATTGATTCTGTGTTTTGCTGTATACTACTGGATAAGTTGTTTACTGAATCGGATACCTCGCTTCGGATACTGCTTGCAGTCTGCTCAATACTGCTTGACAAGCCGTCAGCCGTGTTTTTAACTTCTGCCCTTATATCCGTTGCTGTCTGCTTAATTTCAGAACTTAATCCGCTTTCAACGTCCGTAATCTTACTGTTTGTTTCTTCGATTGTCCGTGTCAGTACATTGGTCTTTCCTTTAAGCTGTATAATGCTTTTATGCACGCTATTTACCTGTGTAGAACGGTATTCTTCACCTGTTGCTTCATAGTCGTCCCTAAGTGCCTGTATGCCCTTTAGCGTGCGTTTTAACACGTAGCTTTCGATAATCTCATATCGTGTTGGCAAACGGACCGCATCACCAACTTCGATACATGGGTTTCCTTTGCAGTCCGCAGAAAACGGTCTGTAAATAATTCCCCGGATTTTTCCGTAAATGTTATTTGCGATTCCCGTCAGTTCTTCACTGCCTTTGCCGTAAACAAGAAAATTATCCTGTATAACATAGGCATTTGTGCCGCTTCCGACAATTACTCCGATATCGTCTTCTTCTTTCCGGATTTGCAGTTTATCAATAGTTTTCACGAGGAAATCTTCGTATTGCGCCGATATATACAGACTTTTGCTTATTCTCGTGCTTTTCGGTTCACGCGGGTACAAATCATCTGCCGGATACAGGTTGTTTCTTGGATATAATCCCTGTATTTCTTGCTCAAGGTAGATGTAATGGAATCTGCCGTCACGTCCAATATGACCGAAACAGCCGTTAATTTCACAAATACAATTCAGCACAGTTGCACCGCTTAATTCTTCCGGCTCAACCGTCTTTTCTACTTTCATATCATCATTTACAAGCTGTGCGTCCGCCTGCTCAATCCCAAAATATCCAAAAAAGCTATCCCGAAAAGCTTTCATTGTTGTAACGCTGTCTTTATCCGGGAGCAAAGTATTGTACCACTCCGCTACATCTGCGTTTATCACGTCATACAACGCATCATATGCCACAATATCACGCTTTGTTCTATCTGCCGTTGGTGTGTCGGAGTATACTTTATATCTGCCAATCTGAAACGGATTTGCAGTGTTATTATCAATTACCGTTTTAACCGTTATCATTTTGTCTTTCATCGGCAAAAAAATGTTTGATACAGTAAATTTAAGCACCGCCGCTTCACAGCTTCCGATTGTCAATTCAGATTCCGAACAAATGCTTTCTGTCAATTCAAACTGTTCTTGATGTAGTTCAACATTTGTAATTTTTGTCGTTTTATCGTCCGTTTCAATCGTCAACTGCTTATCTATGCTATCTTTTTTAAATAATTCTGCGTATTGATAATTAACCACCGTAAACACCTCCAATAAAGGCAAGTCTAATTGAATCGTATCGAATCACATTTCCGTATGTGCCGTAAATCGTAGGCTGAAAATCAGCCATATAGCCATACTGCGTAACATAATCGTCATATTCCGGGATATAAGCCGTAATATAACAGCCACGCTCCTGCGGATTTGTAAAATTGTTGCGAATATTGCTCATCAGCACTTCAAATGTTTCATTTGTAAGCATTGCCTTGGTTTCAAATTCAACCTTTAATGCCTTTAATTCAACAGCGTTTCTATGCTCGTATCCGTTTGCGTCCGTGTAATCGTCAATGTCCTGCATATTTGCGTATGCGCTGTAGGAATCTGCCTTGATTAATCCGTCCGGTATCGTATAATCTCCAATTTTAATCAAAAAGCCGTTGTACGCCATGCCTGCACCTCACATTTTTAAAAATTGGTAACAAAAAAGCACATACCGGCATTCGATATGTGCTAAAGAAATGGCAAAAGGCGAAACCTACATAAAATAGATTCCGCCGCAAAGCAAGTTGTCACGTATTATAATAGATTAATTATCATCTATTGTACATGCATTAATAATCAAATGCCGGTTTGCCAGTTCTTTTAAAATATTCTCTTGCGTATTTTCTTGCACTGCTTCCGATGTCGTTTTGGCTTATACTTAAGTCCTTGTTGAGTATTCCTTGTAACAACTGGTTCTGCTGTCTAAGCAATGCTATCTCTTGCTGTGACGTATCGTAAATGGAATCTTTAATACCCGTAATTTCTGCGCCGCCCGCTACTGCCGACTTGCCGCCGACCGTTCCGGCAATTTCCGGTATGCCATTTTCGCCCGCTATGCAAATGCTATATTTCTGCGGCAAATATCCGCCTTTTGCTCTTTTGGGAATTTCTTTAACGTTTAACCTTGAAAATCCAGTGCTAAACGGGTCGCCCGTACTGTAATTTCCGTCTGTTTCCAATTCCAATTTGTAATTTGTTTGAATAGCATTGGTTAATGCGTCATGGACTTTCCATGCTTTACTGCTTATCGTATCCGCTAAGTTGTTCATGAGGTCAGCACCAACATCTGAACCGATTTCTCCTGCGTTTACTGCGTCTATAATTGACAGGAAAGCAACTGCCGTTGTGTTCGGTACACCGTCAATATTTTTCTTATACGTATCAACAAGGTTTTCACCCGCTTTTGAGCCGGTATCAAGTGCCTTTGAAATAGCCGTTTGTTGAATATTGTCGAATATTGCGCTATTGTATCCCGGCAATCCGCTTGTTGTGGTCGTAAATCCGTTATACAGCTTTGTACCGCCGTCTGTTCCTACAACACCCAATCTGCTAAAGGTTTCACTTGCTTTGTTGTAAAAATTCGAAATATCTTCTGTAGATTCGCCTGATTTTTCCGCTACATTTTTTTCAATGTCATACATTGACTGTTGCACGGATTCTCTTATTTGCTCATTGTTTTGTTGCATTGTATCCCGCAAATTATTAGAACTGTCCGCGGTGTCGTCCTGCTGTTGGGTAAGATTATTGTATTCATTTTTGCAATTTGCCGCTTCGGTTGCGGCATCCGCTATTGCATTTTCACATTTTTCATAAGATTCTTTTAATTCTCTATTATCATTTGCTAATTGCCATGTTTCCTGTGAATTTAATCCTAATTCTTTTCGTAAATTGTATGATGTTTTTGTAAAATCACTGGTTTTTCTCATTGGGTCATCTAAAAGTCCCGAAAGCACATCAAATGCGTCACCCAATCCACTGATTTCATATGCTGAATCAAATGCCTGTTTAGACATTCCAGTAAGCTCTTTTACGTATTCATAAATAATACTTTCTGCTTTGTTGTATTTTTCATTATTTTCTTTTAGTTGATTGCCAATATCAATCTCTTGCTTGTACAGGTCTTTTAATACATCTTGCATTGCCGCCGCTTTGGCATAAGCTTCAAGTGCAGAAATTGTATTGTAAACTTCTTCTTTTTGTCCTTTAAATTCGCCAGTTACCGTATCAATCGAATCTGCCAATTCCGGACACTGTTCGACAATGTAATTTGCGTATGCAATAAGCATTTCCTTTTGCGAATCTGTTAAATTGTCAAAATTATCTGCCAATTCAAAGTATTTATCTGCAACGCTTTTAACGCCTGCATAGGTATCACCTACACTATTAAACTGGTCTTTAGATGACTGTATTGTTGAATTTAAACTCTCTGCCGTTGCTAATACAGAATCGCTGATTATAGTATTGGCGCTTACTACTTCGCTTTGCGCTTTTGCGTATCCTATGCCGATTCCTGCGATAGCCGCAACCACACCTGTAATACCAACGATAGCCGCTGTCCACGGTGTAGATAATCCAATTAGCTTTAAAGCTGCCGCCGCCACTCCTGCACCTGCCGCCACTTTTGCCAACATACCGACTGTAAAATTAGCACCTTCCCCAATTTTTTCAAAGACAGTTGCAACCGTTAAAAACTCTGTTGCAATACCCGCAATTCCGATTGTGGCTTTTAACTTTGTTGACATTAAAGACGAAAGTGTTTTTGATAGTCCACCATAATCAATATTTCCTATTGATTTTTTAATTCCAGCCGTAAGTGCCTTTGAAATTCCTGCGTTTTGTGCAATTTCAACACCCATTTTTGCCGCAAGTGATTTTGCTATTGACTGTGAAATTGACGTTGCAATGCCCTTTAAAATATTTTTAGCAATTTCCAGTTTGAAATATTTCTTTAAAAGTACTGCTCCAATTATGATTGCTACTGTTTTTAGTTCAACATCACCAATTAATGTTGCTATTCCCTCAAGCACTTTTGACCATTTGATATTTTTTATAGCTGTTTTGATTGTGTCATAAATGCCTTGAACCCACTTATTGATAGCTTTTGCGGTTGAAGCAAAATCAAACGTTTCAAAAAATTGATTTATCCCGGTTGCAATAGAAAATCCTAAGTTTTCCCAGTCAAACGTTTCCCCAAACGATAAAGCCGTATACACAGCAGTATTTAATGCTCCTGCAATAGTTCTGCCGACAGCACCGAATAATTCCGGTGAGATAAGCCCGTTGAGGAAATCAGCAAGGCCTTTGCCAAAATTTCTAGCACCGGCATACACGCTGTCCCAGTCAATGCTATTCAGCGTATCTGTAAGCGTATTGCCTATATACTCGCCTAACTCGCGTAAATTTTTAATTTGACTTTTATAGTCTTTCCAAATGGTATCGACTTTCACAAGGCCGCCGCTTGCTCCGTCTGCGCTTGCCGCTCCTGTACCGCTACCCTTTTTGCCATTTCCACCGCTTGAATCCGGTGTTGTAATCAGTTTTAATTCATCAAACTGTCTTACACCCTTATTTAGCTTTTCAACGTTTTTAGCGGCATTTCCGGTGCTGTCTGCTATATCATCGGCGCTGTCCGCAGCGTCCGACCAATCATCGACAATGCCTTTGTTAGTAACTTCAAATTTCCAACCAAAAATTGCACCTAAGGCATTTGTTACCGTTTCAGCGAAATTAATAACCTGTGTCATTGCGAAATTTAATCCGCTTAAAAACGGCTTAAACGCATTAATCAACGATGTACCTATAATTCCTGCCAGTTCTTGAAATGATTGCTTTAAAATGACTGTTTGATTGTGCCATGTGTCGGCAGTTTTTGCAAAGTCGCCTTGTGCCGCCGCTGTATTTGCCATAACGTATCTGTATCGCAACATGGTTTTTTCAGCTTGCGTCATGGAACTGATATTAGCGTCAAGGCCATTTTTTAAAGCCCATTCTTTTAACGTTGCCTGTGTCAAATCAAGTCCATATTTTCTTAATGGCTCTGTTTCGCCTGTAAAAATCGCTTGAAGATTTCTTGCAACGTCTGACTGTTCTATATCGTAGAATGAAGCCATATCTGCCGTCAGCTTTGTCAATTCAACGGACATATCCGCCATTTTCTTTTGAGAAAAGCCCATAGCGACGCCCATGGCTTGAAAACGGCTTGAATACTGCTTTACTGACAGTTCTGACATACCAAAATCCCGTATAGATGTTTTTGCCATGTCGTCTACAAGGTTTTCATAATTTCCAAAAGTTGTACGTACAACGTTTTCAACTTCTATGAGTGATGAAGCTATATTAATCGAATCTCCCAGTTTATTTATTGCCCTGAAAACAAGCCAGTATGAAGCGTATAATTTACCAAATGCAGAAGCCAACGACCAACTGCTTTTGGTTGCCGAATTTGCAGAAGATGAAACGTTTAAAAAGTTTTTGCTTAATGACGTCGCCGCTCTGCCGCTTGAAGCCCCTGTGCGGCTTAAATTCGCAAGCGCATTAGTCATGTCAATAAGATTTTGACTTACCTGTGGTACTTTTGACAGTTCTTGCATGAGCTGTTTCATCGCGCTTGAAAGCTTCGGTATATTGTCAATAGCTTTTGCGGCACTGGCATATCCTAACTGCTTGATTCCTGTCACAAGTTCCGTAATCTGCTTTGTTGCTTCACTGGTTGCCTGCATGGAATTAAAGGACTTACTTAAGTACGCCATTGCTGTAGAAGCCTTGTTTATTGCGGCAGTGTCAATGCTTGAAATTTTTTTCATGCCCTCCGACAGGCGTGTAAAATCCGCCTTACTTACGTTTTTCATTCCTTGCATTGCGTCTGTAATATTTTTTACGCCATTTGAAAAATTTGAAAAATTAACGTTATTAATAACGCCCAAAGAACTTGATAAATTTTTTAAATTTTCAACCAATTTATCCAGTGCATTGTTTGCGTCTGTTGCATTTGCTTTTATTGTAAGCTTTAAGCTGTCCAGTTCATTATCTGCCACGTCCTCACCACCTTTAGTGCAAAAATAAAGGTGGTAGCAATTCGCGTGCTACCACCTATGACGGACTTAATATGCCGCCCTCTTTTTCCAGTATTTTGATTCTTTGTTGCATTTCAAACATTGCAACATCTTCATTGCTTTCTTTTGATTTTGGCTTACTTTCTTCTTCAAGTAAAATTGAAACTGGTTTTTTGATGTACTCCGACCTTGCCTTTTTACCGTTTAAGCAACGGTCTATCGCATAAATAAGGGCAGATATTCCATATGTACCGGCGAAGTGCCACATATCGCTATCCTGTTCTTTTCTTTTCAACTCATGTCCTTTTATGCAGTATCCTAACTGTGCCGGTGTCATATGCTTAAACTCATCTATGTGTATCCCGATTGAAAAGGCTGTCGGAAAATAGTCTTCCCAAATTATTTTATGCCAGTTAATTTCAGATTTTTTTATGCTGTCTGTGCTGTCGCTTCCGGTGCTGTCCCGTACATCTGCTGAATCATGTCGTTCAGCCCCGACAGGTCGAAAAAACCATCTGTTTCCATGCAATTTCTCAATTCGTCATACAGTTTTTTGTACGAAAGCTTATTTTCTTTCATATAATCCCTCATGACTGTTTTTGCTTCTTCATGTGAAAGCGGATTATTTTCTAATAAGCCGGCATAAAAAGCAGTAACGCAAATATCTGCTGTATCGCCAATCATATTTGCTGTGCCGTTGATAATATCCTTAGTAGTAGGATTCTGCATATCCTTTGATTCTTCGACAACGTAAGCACCGCTGAGGACCTTAAACATTTTCTGCACGATGTCTTTATACTCTGCCGCTTCAAAAGAAAACTCTAATTTATATTCGTTACTGTTTACTGTAATTGTTTTCATATTCATTACCTGTCCTTTTCGCTTTATATAGGACAGGGACGGCATTTCTGCCGCCCTGCCATATTATTTACTAACTATCAAATTACTACGGCTGTTTTTGTATCCTCGTCAGTCGCAACAGCCTTATTTGTTTTTCCGGACTGACTTACGATTTTTTTGATAATGTAATTGATGTCGGATAACCGTTCTCATCTTCTGTTACCGCAACGTCATAGTCTTTATGAATCCAACGCGGCACTGTTGAAATAGCAATGTTGCAAGTACCTGTTAAATGGTCGTCTGTAGCTTCGTCCGGCGCGAATGATTCAGAGCCGATAAAACCACAAATGCCCTCTTTACCTTTGCCGTCTGTGCCATAAAGAACAACAATGTCTAACTTTTCGTCTTCAATCTCAACTAAATTGTCAAGATATTCGCGTTCAAATGCACCGCTTACAGCCATTGAACCCGCCGCGCGTCTTCCGGGTTCTTGCGTTTCGACTAAATCTTCAAGCGTAGACGTATCAACCATGTTGCGCTCACCTACCGGTGACGGAATACTTTTTGCTCTAATCAACAGGTTGTATGTGCCAGCCCAGTAATCGCTTTCGTTGCTTTCTTTGGTCTTTTTCCTGTAAATAATTCTACTTTTTAAACCTGTAGCCATGTTTACCTCCTAAAAAATTGCATAAAAATAAGAGCCTTTCGGCTCTTTGTAAATTGCTATAAAATGTCATTCCACCCAAATTTGCGCTTTGCACGGAAAGTTGCTGTCCACAGATTTCCCTCTTTTCGTACAAACGGCATGGGCTTTATCTTAAACAATCGTTTCTTGTACAAATCCGCTATAACATTGGATACTTGCAATGCCTCGCTTCTGCTTCGGTTTGTTGTTACTGTTACCTGTGCTGTAAAGTCTACAGTATTAATTCTGTCAGCTTCTAAATCGCTGTTTGTTTCAGTCGGTTCAACAGACTGTATTAATACCGTCGGAAACACCGGTGTATCGCTCGATTCTTCATCTGCTGTAATGCTAATATCAGGGTAATTGTCTTCAAGAATTGCCAATGCCTTTTTCTTGATTGTCGAAAACACATTCATTTCTAAATCAAAAGCCCACTGATTATCAATCACTATTCAAACACCCTCTTTACAACATTTTTGTAGTCCTCAATTATCTTTTGTTCTGCTTTCAATACCGGCATAGTAGCTTTTACACCTCTTGTAAGCACAAGTTGGTTATTTTCATCGTAATAGCCCCAAACCTTTTTTTGTCCGTTGCCTTTGCCATAGGAACCGATTAAAAATCCAAATTCTTCTCCTTTGGGGTGTGGGCTTGCACCGGCGGCACCGTTATAATATACGCCTGCGCCAAACTCGATAAATAACAGTTCTTTTCCCTGTACAATCAGTTTTGCTTCTGCCGTACTACCATTGGAATTAAGTTCTACGTAAGCATTGTGTGACGTGTCAGAACCGCTTCTTATTTTGCCGTCAAACGTATACTGCGCTTCTGTCATATTGGTATCAACTACGGCAATGCCTACATTAGCAAGTTCTTTCACGAATTTTCTAAGTTTACGTTGAAATCTTAATTGATACTGCTGTACTCGTTTTATTGCGTTTTCTACGGATTTTTGGGACAATGTTATAACTATTGGTCTTGTAGCCATGTGCTTACCTCACGTTTTTCTGTAAAAGAAATAAATCTGCCGTTAATCCCTCATCAGCGACACCCTTAACGATATAATCGCAACTGGTTTCATCAATGATTGTTTTATGCTTATCTTTGTACCTCACTTCTGACTTTTTCCAAACAAGCGAGCCAACATCTAACGGCAATTTGCCTTTGTCTTCCACAATTTGAACAAAATTCGTAGAATTATCTACACCAAATTCCTTTATCAGTGCTTCGCTTAATTTATTGCTTATTGAAGAATAAAAAACCACAGGCTTTTTATAACCTGTGGTATACTCTCCTGTTTCAACAGGGACCTCTTCACCGTCAACAATGATGTATTTTATTGAACCGTCTTTATTCAGTTGGTATACCGGTGTTCTGCCGTCTTTAAGCGCGTAAATCATCTTTTGTTTATTAATGTCCAACATATCAATCTACGTTCTTTCCGAACCGTTTCCACAGTTCTGAAAGCTTCTCCCAGCCATACATAGCAACAAAAGCAACAACAAAGCCTGCCATAATTGCGGCTAAAACCATGTACCACAGGATAGTCATGTGTAAATACTGCATATATGCTACAAATGCCGCTACTGTAATGCCGATTGATAACACAAGTACCAATCCGTCAGTTGGAATCTTCGCAAAAACACCTACTCCTTTGATAACCTGTGTAATCACCGACACAATAAACGCGATTGCGCCGATTACCGCTAAAATAATCGTGATGTTTAACGTCAATGTTTCTAAAATATTCATATTACATCTCCTTTTCGCCATTCAGACGTTCTTCAATAGTGTTTAGTCTGTAATGTGCCGATTTCACGCTTTCTTCAACTTTGATAATTCGTGTATCGTGAGAATTAATCTCTTTTCTCATTTCTGACACTTCATTTTTTATTTCAGTTGTATTGCTTGAAATGGCGTCAAGTTTCATATTGATACGTGTATTCTCTTTTACGCGTTCTTCAATGTCTTTTGTGTCTGTGTGTTTGTTGTTTTTCAAACCAAACCAAAGACTAAAAAATCCAAAAAAGACGGAAAAAGCAACCGATATGATACTTATAATTATTGCAACTGGCATAATATACCGCCTTTCATTTTTTTTGGCACACCGCCCACCACCCTTACTGTGTGCCGCCTGCTACGTTTTCCCGGTGCTGGTAAAACGTAACGCACAATCTTCTATAATGCTTTTACAAACGGATATACCCCTACAAACAGGCTATCACGGTCTTTCCAGCTACGGCTTACACCGTTTTCACTGTAGCTTGCCATGTAGTTTTCTCCTGCCTGTGACCGGTCATATACCACAAGATTGACAATTACACTTTCATAGCTTTTCAGGTCATTGTCAATCTGTTCCTGCGTATAACTTTGCGGATAACACCGTTTTGCAATTATATCTTTCGTTGCCTGTTTTATGAGCTGTTCAAGAAGCAAGTTGTCTTCTTTGCTGTCAAACACAACAACATCAGATTCAGTGTTATCCTCATTTTCAACCGTTTCAATATGAAATTGTTTGAGCCGGATTTTTACCTGCTCTAATGTTGTGTATTCTTCCATGCTGTTCTCCTGCTTATAATCCTAACTTCTCAATCAAGATTGCTTTAAGGTCAACTCCGCTCATTTCCGCCGCATTTTCAATGCCGTTCTGTGCCGCTAAACTCTGCAATTCCGCTGTCGGCATACGGTTGATTTCAGTCTTGGTATATCCGGTAGGCTTGTTTCCCGGAACAGTGTCCGGGACTTCTTCGCCTGCCGCATACCATTTCCCGTTTTTAATAACGATATATGGATATTTCATATGCTACCTCCGATTAATCATGATGAACCTCAAGTACGAATGTGCTATCCATATTTTCGTAAGACGGCAATACTACCTCAGAAGCGAATACTGACATCTTCATTGGCGGGCCATACTCAACCTTTGTAGCGACTGTGATTCCTGTTCCATATGTCGTTACATCAACGTCAGCAACCTGTCTTGCAGTTCTTTCTTCCGGTGTCGTTCCGAACCACGTACTACCCAGTTTTCCGTCCGGCAACAGTGTTACTTTGTTGTCCGGGTAAAAATAGTGTTCTTTCCCAGCTTCGTCCATATACATTTTGTCGTACAGGACGATTGTAAGCTTTGTACGCTTCTGAACAACTGAAATTACCGTGTCGTCATCAACCTCAATCGTTGCCGTAAGATTCTGTGCAAGGATTGAATTTCTAATCTGTGCATTTTCAAGCAAATACTGGAATGTATTGGTGTTCATAAGTACGTATTTAGCAATCTTGCCTTTCTTCTGTAACTTTTTTCGAGCATTATTAAGGTCTGTAAGCGGCTTAGAGTTTACTGTATCGCTCCACATACTGGTATCCTCAAGCTTTGCATAATGGTCTTTTGCATATGAACCGTCCTTGTCGTAATCATATGCGTACTGTACACCGTCACTTTCAATAGCAATAACCGGGTGTCCTGCTTCTGTAGCGAGAAGCGACATTCTCATGCGTTCCGGCACGACTTCTGCGCCGCTCACAAGGTTGTTAGTATCGTCATATACGCTTGATAAGGCACTTGCAAGGTACGGGTCATCTGTAGAACTAATACGTTCAATTTCAAGCATTTCTTCTTCGCCGACTTCCATACCTTCACGGAAAAATGCCATTTGTGTTTTTTCTTTTCTTAATCCCTCTCTTGCTCTAAGTGTCGGAATTGTGTCGAAATTTGACGGCGCAAGCGATACCGGAAGTCCCTTATGTGTCTTAATCCAGCTTAAATCAAGCCCCTGTTTCTTTCTTTCCGGAAACCAATTTAATCCGAGATATGGGATTTGATTACTTGCTTCTTCTGTTGTTGTAAGTGCAATAGACTTACTGTTTAACACTTCATTAATTAACATCTATATACCTCCCAAATTATTCAAATACAATCATTGGAAGCGCTGTAGAAACGCCCGCGTCATATGTAGTGCCGGAATGCTTTTCAGCCACGCTTTTATTGATATATGCTTTCTTCAAAAGCACACCCTGTGGCCTGTCTTCTGTGACGTCATATCTCAGAATACCTACGACCGTTGCCGTGTTGTCTGCCTTTCCGTTTTTTCCAATTGGTGTACCGGCTTTTACAATCTTTCTGCCGTCAGCCGTCTTTTCAATAACATCTGTAAAATCAAGTGTCATTGGAATTGCTTCGTTAGGCAGTCTTTTTAAAATCTGAACGTTTCCAGCATATGAAATCTGTTCATACTGCATATTTGACATTTAATTACCTCCTAAATAATGTGACAAAACATCATTGTTGCTTTGACTTTTTGGATTGCTTGAGATAAGACTTGCGGCTATTTTTTCTGCTTCTGTCTTCTCTAAATCTTGGTTACTACCGCCGCCTGGAATATCCTGATGTTTAGCAATCTCCTGTTCCTTAGCCTGTGCTGCGGCGGTCTCTTTTTCGGACATAATCTTGCCAAGTTCGGCTGTATCAAAGCTGCCATCTTCTTTTATAATTGTTTTTGCCTGTTCTGCGGTTACTTTGAAATCAGTCATAGCTTTTTCACGCAAATCTCTAATAGCATTATCTTTCTGTAAATCTGCTATCTGCTGATTAGCTGTCTCTAGGGCTTTATTTGCCTTCTCAAGCTCTGTCAGGTTTCCAGCCTGTAGCTCGTCAAGCTGTGTCTGTAGCTCGTCTGCCTTGTCAGCTTTAGATTTGTAGCCGTCTGCTCTGTCTTTTTCTTTCTTTGTCTCACCATTGACCTGATTCAGATAATTGCTTACCTGTTCATCTGTCGGTTCTGCTACTCCGATTGAAATAAGATTCTGTTTTGCCTGTTCTCTTGTCATAATTACCTCCGATTCACTACGCTTTTTTTACGTTGGTTGCTCAACTTGTGATTTCTCCTATTTCACGCATAGGTGCAAAATGTATAAAATAAAAGCAGCTACCGATTATTCGATAACTGCCTTATTTTGCTGATTATTATTAAGTTGATTAGCTATCTCTTGTGCTTTCTTTTCTTGTTCTTCCACATCATCAATAGTCTTGTATATATTATCAAGATATGGTTTTGATAGCAGGAATGTTTTTTCCGCATCCCCCCATAATCCAACTGTCTTAATTGCTATAAGTGGATGTATTCCGCTTTGAAGCAGTACTGTGAGTGTCTGTGCCTTGGTGTACATATTGTCCTGTGGACTGTGATTTATCTGTACATCAAAGTCTCTGACTGACAGCTTTAAATCTTCTCCGGCAAGTCTTAATATGTTAAGAACAACTATTGCTAATCGTTTTTCACACGATTTAACAACAGGGTCCTTCAACTTTGCCCTTGTCTTAGAGAAGTCCCATCCGTTTCTCAATTGAACCGCCCCTTGCGTATCTCCGCCGGTGTTACTTTGTTTTGTCGGAATAGCTAATATGGATAATGTGTTATCCCATAAATCTTCTTTGGCAACTTGGCATTGTGTCTGATTAAGCTCCTGTGTCATAATTTCAACATCCGACTTATTGTCTTTGTTGATAGACTTAACTGTAAGGGCATGGTTCATTTTCATTTTTTCAAATGTTTCTGGGTCAACTTCACAATTAACAAACTTGACCCAATACTCAACAAACTGCTGTATGCTATCCATTCTGTTAGACTGCATATTATTAATTGCATCTAACATTCCAATAACAAGTTCAATATCAGATATTCTTTCGTGATTGTTCGGAAACTCAACAATAGGAATTTCACCATATGTATGTAGTTTTGCTTCAACTACTTTGCTGTCAACAATTCTGAAAGACATAGTATCGGAAAATGCCATTTTATACCAGTTTCCGTCCTCATCCTTGAGTTCCTGCACCACAAGCATAGGTTCTTCTGTACTTTCGTTGTAAACAGCATAAGTATTCATTGGTGTAGGTGCTACAATTCTAAATGGTACATCTCCATTTTTAGGTTGAACCGCCTTAAATGATGTTCCTGTTGCCGACTGCCACTCTCCAGCTTTAATGTCTTTCTCCTGCTTATTGGCATCCGCCATAAAATCATTGAGTATATCAACTGCCTTATTGATAGCTTCATCATCTTTGCGGCTAATAAACTGGATTGGCTCGCCATATGTTTGTCCTACCTTAAACTGAACAATTTCATATGCATGATTTTCAACAATCTTGTTTGTAATATCTTCATTAGTTAGCTTGTGTCTGTACAATATTGGCTGGTCGCCCTTGTAGTAATGCCATAAATACTTAATAGCTGGCTTATTCCAATAAAATACACCAATAGTATCCCCAATAACCTTTACAATGTTGTCAGCCGTTATCATATCTACATTTGTATATGCAATTTTTCTACCATAACAACCTCTAACAAGGTCTTGAAAATATATGCTATTCATATAATACCTCTTTAAAAAAACCTCATTCCACTCGAGGTCCTTATATCTGGGATTTCTTTAACTTTATTTTTATCATCGTCGCTTGGGTAATACCAAATCCATTTATTGCAGTTCATACAAGCCTTTTTATGTACATTAGGGTCGTCTTTATCAGCATACGCTAACAGCTTGCCGCAATTTGGACACATTACAGCTTTATTTTTCTTTTTATAAAACTTCATAAGCCACCTCTTTGTGCATAGAAAAAGCACTATTATATTTCTACAATAGTGCTTCGCCTAGGGTTTTATTATTTTTTATTTTGTCATCATAATAATAACACAACATTAATATGACATTCAATGACACGACAGATATTCATTTCCATATTTTTCTTCAAATCTTTTTAATGCAGCTCCATGTAGTCGTATTGTTTGTCGCCATGATTTATCAATTTCAACCGCAATATCTTCAAATCGTTTTTTTGCTATGTATTTTAAAAATAAAATATTATATAGGTTTTCGTCCTCTATACTTTCAATTTGATTAATAATTTTTTCTTTTGTATCTACGTAGTTGTCAATCATGCCGTTAATTTTTTCTTCCATTTCTTCAATCTTAGCATATGCACAGCCCGTTTTGTCCGGGTCACTAGAAGACATAACGCGCTCATCTGTTCCCACGGCTTTAATACTGTATGCCATTTCTTTCATTTGTGAAAGTTCAATCATTTTATTGTTAATCATTTTGTTTAATTTTCCAATTTGCTGTAAATATTCCTTTGTCGTCATAAATCAATACCTCCTAAATGGATTTTGTGTGGCTTCTACTTTTGCTACAGTTCCTGTCCGCATTTCATTCTCAAACAGCGCTATGCTATCAGGTGCGTCATCATGATTGACTTTGCCGCTTCTTGTCATAGTGGTAAGTTCTTTCATAAACTTGTAATATTGGCTCTGCCTGTCCATTTTTTTAAAATCTCTAAAATAATAATCTCGAATGATATTATCTCTTGCGTTTTCCATGCGAGTTATTTTATTTGAACAATTAAATTTAAACCTTGCGCTACATCTACCGCCCCGGTCTTTAACAATATCCATTACGTCACGTCCAAAGTATTCTCCGGCGCTATTGCTCTCAAATGTAACGGTTTTGACATTATGTTTAATAAGCATATTGGCACATTCTGGCTTGGTAAACTGTGTTCCTGCATTATCAAATACTACATCAACGATATACACCTCATTACCATAAACATATCCAATCGGCATTGAGCAACTGTCTTCTCCTTTGTCGGCACTATCACAAGCCGCCATAATAGCGTCCGGCTCTCTGTCAACAGGAAGTTCTTCAAAGTAATTAAGCTCATTTTCTGCAAACATTCGTCCTTTTGCTTCAAATGGCTCTTGTTGAAACTCTGCCGCCCATGTTTCTTCTGACACCAGCTTGCGCTCTTTGCGGTAATAATCTGTTGTAAATATCTTACGCAAGCCTTTTTTATCCTTGCGATATATTTCCCAGTTGCTTTCATCTGTAACTGGGTCAAGTGCTGGAATCGCTACCTCTCGCCAACTCCACCCCAACTCATTTGCCTTATTTTGTAACGCTGTAATCGGGTCATATAGACTATATTTTGTTCCTTGTATAATAATTGGTGTTCCCTCTAATCGCCTACCAAGAACATCGTCTGTGACCTTTTCACAAAGAAACTCTAGTCTATCTCTGTTTCTTGCTTCTTCATGATTTTTTACACAGTCATCAATGTATACAAGTACATTTGCTTCTGTGCAACCGACAATCGCTCCGTCAATAGGTCTACAAGTAAAAGTTGGAAATATATTTTTGCTTTTAAGGTCAATAGAAAAATTTTCAGCACTTTTATAGTCTTTTTCGCCTATTTTTGTAGCTTCGGGAAAAACACTTAAAAACCTTTGATATGTACTTTCTGTCTCAAAGCTTTGCAATAAACCACCATAAAATCGCTTAACAAGTCCTTCACCTTTTCCAACACCAAATATACTTCCGTCTGGGTCTCTCCCACCCATCATCTGTGCCAACTTCAAACCGCCTGTTGTTTTTCCTGTTCTCTTGGGCTGTGATACAGACAAAAAATCTAATTTTCCGTCATAAATTTCTTGATACGCTTTAACTACAGGTTGTAAAACTTTATATCTTGGAAAATAAAATCTTTTATATGGGTCTTTTTCATCAATTTCGATATAATAAAAAAAGCTATCGACTAAGTATGACGATTCATACATTAAAACATCATAAAATTGCTGAAGTGCTTTATATGTCGTATCATGTTCTCCTGCATAAACCTCTAAGTCCGCAACTCTGCCGCCTGTATGTTCTCTAACAAATTGAGCTATAAGTTGCTTTGTCCTTGCCGATATTTTCAATCCATAATTAATATCATGTTCGGTTCTTAGTGAAACGGCTACAGCTTGTATATACGCGTCAATAACCTGCTCATCTATTTCTTTTCTTTCTATGTAATTTTCATATTGTTTTACTGCCGAAATAAGGCTTGAACTTGCCAAAGAAAAGCACCTCTACTTTCCAAAAAAAGCAAAGGCACTTTCAGACCTCTGCCAATAATTTTTGTTGGTTAGCGACTACAATCAATCTGTAGTCGGTAATATCACTTAATCAATATCTGCAATGCTTTCTACAAAACAATTGTAGTAGATATATCTCTTGCCGTTAAAATCAAACTTAACATATCCACCATCGTATGCACCAATATCAATTTTGCCTTTATATGTTGCAAGTTCTTTACCATCTGCCGTGTATACAGTAATTGTTCTTTGCATACCGCCATTTACATCACTTTTCATATCTGTTACCGCTCTGTCCCATGACGCACATCCGGTCATTCCTAAGCACAATGTCAAGCCTAATACAACTGCTAAAATTTTCTTCTTCATAATATATTCCTTTCTGCTGATAATCAGCAATCATTGTTTATCTCAATTGTTCAATAACTTTTTTGCAAAATCTTATATGACTTTTGCATAATTCAATCCTTGTTTTATTATCAACAGGAACACCATCAAAACATTCTGCATATATACACTTTCGTGCGTTCGTTATTTCAATTTCTGTCAAAAGCCACTCTTTAGCTCTGCTATCATAAAACCCATCGCATAAATGCTTTGCAATATTTATAAATGGCTGTGGGTGTTCTACTACGTCTAATGCTTCTTCAAAGGTGTAATTTCCCTTGTAATCCATAATAATTCCGACAGCTTCATACTTTCCAAGATTAACTCCTAAGAATCTATCTGTAGCTGTATTCCAGATAGCATATAAATTGTCTAAATCGTCTTGCAATGCAACTATTAACATAAAAAGTCACCCTTTCAAAAAGTTTAATACAAAAATGCAAACAAACATTAAAGCAAACACAGCGATTGCTGCCATTTTTACACCAAATAAAAGTTCTAAAATAATTCTAAGACCAGCTATTAAAACCGAAAGAATTAATGTCAACATAAACACATTAAGTGTTTTATTAAGAGTTTTAAGAAATTTTTTTATCGTTGTTTTTGTCATTGTAATACACCTTAAACCCTTTCATTTTATATTCGGACACGGATTTTCTCAAATCTTCAATGCTGCCGTATTTTTCATTCAGCATAATAGCAGTGCTCCCCTTTTCAGCCGCATAAATGCCGCATGGTATAGCTTTACTTGCTATTTTAAGGAACTGCTTGTACTCTTTGCGTGACATTCCATATACATTGCCTTTAATCTCTACTCTCATGCACACTCTCCTAGTCCTTAAATAGCCCGTCAGGAAATTTCCCACCTGTAATTAATATGCCTACGTATTTGTGAAATGTCGGATAACTCATGCCGGCTATTTCCGTTGCTTTTGTTATCGTTACCTCGCCGCTCGCCCATTTATTGTAGGCTTCAATAAACTTGTCCTTATCTACTGCATGAACACCTTTTGCCATACTGCACCTCTTTTTTATTTTTAATTTTTTTAAAAAAATGGAAAAGGGCGGAATCGAACCGCCAATGTTTACCACACGGGAACAGATTTACAGTCTGCCGCAACACCGCCAATCGTTGCCGCTTTTCCAAAAAACAAACATGATTAAGACTTCTCTTTATTCATCATACCCGCAGTCACATTCAGTCACCGTGACGATAAGTCCGAGCTTCCGGGTGCGACCCTTGGCTTCTTACCGCTGTCAAGCACGGACAGGGAGCGAATTTAACCTGCAAATTTCACGGTTCTTTCGGAAGTTTTTTTGATTTGCAAAAAAATTTTGTTTTGCCATACCGCTACTTTAACGAATTTCTTGTGTTATACTCCGGTTTCCCGGATTCAAGGCAAGCCGACTTAATGAAATTCCTGTTTTGTTTGTAGTCTTTCACACCACGAACACAAACAGGTTATTCTTGCACCGCAAGCGTTTATTATTCGTCAGCCACAAGGATTCTACTTTTGACGTCCTTATGATGATATACTACACCACCTTGTTGCCAGCTTTGCTGTCTTCTTTGCTTAAATTGCTTCAAGCAAAAAGCCTACACTTTCCAGTATCCCGAAAAGTTTTAACTCAATTCAGTGTATCCCGGCAAGGTTGAAAAGCCTATCTGCACCGGGGTAATCATGTTTGTAATTCCCGCCGGACCTTGTGACGGTCCTTTAATCAGCTTTCCGCTAACGGGAGATAAGGGGGTACCAAAGAATGGGACAAAAGGGCTATCAAAAGCCCAGCTACCCTAACCGGATTTGAACCGGTGATACAGGAATCAAAATCCCGTGCCTTACCGCTTGGCTATAGGGCATTGTTTTGCGGGTATTCCCAACTCTATTTCCCGCACACCTCATTGTACTATCCTTTGTAGCCATTCTTACAGCATTGTTTGACAAGGTGTTTGTTTTGCTTTAAATGTCTTTGCTATCCCGATGTAGCGACCTTTCGGATTCAAAACCGTTCGGGTAACGATTTCTAAGCTTTGCTTTGTTCATTTCAGCAATGGTATCTAAGTCATATCCAATGCCTTTTGCGGCTACGGCTAAATACCAAAGGCAATCGCCCAGTTCTTTTGCCATATGGTCTTTATCAAGCGTATGACCTTGAAAAAGCATTTTCTTTACCATGTCGATTGCTTCTCCGGCTTCACCATTCAAACCCATTACTCCGTTAAGCAAAAGATTATCTTCGTGTGCTGTGGCTGTTCTACTTGCTGTACGCATTGCTTCTGCCTGATACTCGTTTAATGTCATTGATACACCTCTTTTTGTTTTTGAGATTATTTTTGGGACTTAGTCGGGCTGGCTGGCTGTTTTTATTCAACCCCCACCCCCTAACAGAATCACCGTTGTAGGCGATTATCTGCCGTTATTTAATTGTTTGATTATTTGCTGTTTTGTTTGCCGTTTCTGACTATTTGTTTTATACATTTCGCTAAACTCATGTTTAGCGAAGTTCTAAGCATATCGAAATAGCTTGAACACCAGTAAATACGGCACTTTTAAATTGTGTCTGAATTGTTTAACGTTTCGCACGCTTCTAACCGTGGAAGTTGTGCGCCGTTTTCGTCCAATTCCGTTCCCAATTTTGGGAGGTCCGCCGCTGTCAATGCAGTCTTTCCGAATGTTTCTCGGCTTACTCCTGGCAGATTCCAACCGAAGCGCCTATTTAATATAGGCAAGTACTTCATTGGATTGTTTCGCCTGTCTTTCATCAGAGCTGTCAAACTTTCCTCAGAAAATAATTTCAATTTTTTAAAAATGTCACTCCCTTTTGAACTTAATTCTTTTGTATATTCCCCCTCTTTTAATCTGCTTACAGTTAAATTACTAATAACATTACCATCTAAGTCCTTATACACAACAACTCTTTTATTGTTATTGTTTAAATTATATATAGCATTTAAAGATATACCCGAAAATAAATGAAAACCAATAACACTAATCTCTTGATTATGTATAAAACATTCATAAGCATATATGTCTAATATATAATCTACAGCTTCTAAGTTATAAGCATTATTTATATTTTTAGGCATTGCTAAAATACTTGGATTAGCCTTAAAAGTATTTTGGCAAATATATGTAAGTGCTGCATTCCACATAGCCGGATAGATGTCGTACTGGTCTTTAATATTGTTTTCAGTGCAGAACTCTTTTAAATACTCCTCAAAATCATTTTTGATTGATTCTAATGAGCTTGGCTCTGCTCCTGCTAATTTCTCCAATTCTGTACACCTCCCAACTTTTAAATTTTAAAATAAAAAAATACCTACAAACTGCATTGTTCAACCCAATTTTTATTTGGGTTTCTTTGGCCGCTGGAATGAATCCGTGGCTCGCGTTTGTAGGTATTAAAAAATAATTACTATTCAATTTTCATTTTTGCATTTCTGCAACCTGTGATTACACAATACACTAAAATAATTATACTGTCAATAGTTTTTTGAATATATTTTAAATAAATCCGCGCGTATTATATTATATATATAAACTAAATTAATTCCCTAATTACTTAAAAAATAAAAAATACAGTGTATTTTATTTAAAAATATATCTTCTTTATTTCTCTTTTTATTCTATCTTTCTTTTTATTTTCTCTTTTGCTTCTTTTCTCTTTGGTTTTTCTTTCGTTCTTTTTTTCTCTTTTTTCTTCTGCGGATAGGGTATCTATAGGGTATCGCTCGAGTAGCGGAATTTTTTATAAATTTTATTAAACTTCTATAAATTGTATATTTTATTGACTTCTTACAGATTAATTATTATAATTATAATTTTCTTGTTATTTGTTTTTATTCTCCCGTTATCTCTACTTTTGCAATCCCGGTGTCTGGTGCTTCTGGGCGCTTTTCTTCTTCAATGCAATTATAATAGTCTACCGCTTCAAGCCAGCTTTTAAAGTCTGCTGCGTTTTTCTGTCCTGCTTCCTTTACTCTGTAAAATGCTTCTGGCTTTCCCTCTGCTTTCACAGTCGTAACTGCTGCCAGTTCCTTTGTTCCGTCGCAGGCAAGCAGTGTTTCTACTTCGTGTCCGTCCCAGCTGTTCGGGTCTTCAATTCTTTTTCCCATGTTCATTACCTTAATTACCTCCGTTTTGTTAAGTACTATCGCTTTAACTGTCTTTATTATATTCTAATTTAAGAATATTGTCAAGTGCTTTTGCTAGAAAAATTTTATTTTTTCCGCGTCTGTCGGCACAACCTCTATTATGTCGGACGGCTGGCAACGGCACATTATGCAAATGCGGTTTAACGTTTCTAGTGTAATGCTTTTGCCTGCCTTAATATTTTGTATTGTCTGCCCTGATAAAAGACCATTTTTTTGGATTCGGGCTTGATTATATCCACGCTCTTTTAACAACTCGAATACGTCTATTTTGTATTTTATCATTTTGCGTGCTCCTTTCCTTTTAATATGTTAAAAATTGTACATTATATATAGTAAAAAGTCAATAAAATTATTCTATTTTTAGATAAAATTTCCTTGACAAAATATTAGGTGGGTGCGATAATACTATTATCAAAAAAGAAAGGGCGGCAATACTGCCGCAAGGGTATAAAAATATGGAATATTGGGAATTTAAAAACGGCATAACGGTAGAGGGGGACGGCTCGGCGGTGTTCTCTGTAAATTTAGACGGGGATTTTTTGGGATATATAGTTTGCGGAGATTACGCGGACTATAAAAATTGCACCGCTGAATTAAACAGTGGCATTGACCCGATAACGGGCGGATGGGAAGACGGCAACGGGAATCCGTGCACGCTTTCCGGCTGGGGAAACTCCGAAGAATAAAAAAGAAGCAAAAAAGAGAACCGCCGAGGGGGCGCGGTTCTCTTTTTTTTACGTGCTATATTAAATTGTTGAGTGGTTCGTGTTCCGCTCTGTATAGTATTATATAACTTAATTTTTTAAACGGCAACTATTTTATTAATCATAGCCATTTTCGGCTTCTACATTTGCTTGCCGCCGTGCGACCTCTTGCAATCGCTTTTGCTCGTTTTCCTGCTGTATTTGGTGCAGCCAGTTATTTAATTCTTCGACATCTTCCGGTGGGTCTGCTTTTGGCTGTGCCTGCTCCGGCTGTTCTTCTTTTACGGTTTCCGGCTGTGCCGTCTGCGGTGCTTCTGCTTCTAACTTTTCCAGTTCTGCCAATACCGCAGAATTTAAAAATCCGTTTACAGTGTAGCCTAATGCTTGTATACGGTCTTTTGTGCCTTTGGGGAGTGTTACGCTCGCGCGGTCGTAGTCCTGCTTTATTTTTTCGTTTTGCCGTTTTATCCTTTGTTTGTACTTTTCTAACATTTCAATATTATCCATATTATCCGCCTTTCATTAATGTAATGCTATTACATATAATAATACATATTGCAATAAAAGTCAATTTTTTGCATTAAATTAAATATTATTTTAATTTTATTGCATTTATGTATTGCATTTATGTAATTAATGTGTTATTATAACAGTGTCGAAAGACAATATAAAAAAAGGCGGTTGCCACTCCACCAAAGCGCGCAACCGCCACCAATCAAAAAGAAAGGTAAATCAACTATATCACAGTTGATGAAATGGTGCAAGATTATGAGGTTTGAAAATTTATTTAACACAATGCATTGTGATTTTTTTGAAATTCACAAGAATGGGGAAATAGAAAAAATAAAATGTGAAACTAGCGGCGCAATGTTAGCCGCTTCTAAAAAGTACTTTGATTATATAGTTAAAGATTTCTATATAATCAGGGCAAAAAACTCTAATGAGTTAGGATTAATGATTATATTATAAGGAGGGTTCAAAATGATTATAGGGACATTAGTAAATGGCGGCAAATGCGTTTACGATTTGCCGGCAGAAATTAAGACAGCCGCAGAATTTGAGAGTCTTATATATGGCTACAATAACGGAAGAATGGCGGAAGCGCAACGAGAGGAACTTTACAACCAGCCTAAAATATTGGGCTTAAATGGTCCTATGTTTAACGGATTCGGAACACTTAAAAGCACGGGTGAAACGGTTGTAATTATCCGATACGAAAAGCCTTGTAAATATTAAAGAGGGGGCAGAATTAACTAAAAATAAATTTCAAGGGTGAAAACCCGGAAAGGGGTATATTATGTATACAATAGAACAGGCGGAAGAACGCTTCCGCGAAAATTTAAGAAATTTAATCGGGGAATGGGCAACAGAAGTAAATTTTTATGAAAATTTAATCTGTGCCTTTGATTCTGAATATTTGGACGAAAACGGAAACAGTCCGGATTATTCAGATTATGCCGTGGAAACCGGCGATTTTAGGAATGTCCCATATTCCAGCGCGCAAACGTTGGAAGTATATGACGAAAATATTTCTATTACTATAGAGGTGGTATCGAGCGAAAATAAATGCCATGAAACTATATGCAAAGTAACAGATGTATATTAAAATAAGCCCCGAAAAAAATCCGGGGCTTTTGTGTGCGGCTTGATGTTTGAATAGATTAGCATTAAATTAATACTAAAACATATTTCAATACATCACATGTTAAGGTTTATGAAATTATGTTTATGCTAAGATAAAAACATATTTCAATACATCACATGTTACGGTTTATCAAAGCGCCGCACACCTTACAAACTTTTGTTTGCAAAAATATAATAGCATATATACCAAAAAAATGCAAGGCTATTTTTATAGCTTTTTTTGTGTTATCTTAAAGTATAAAAGGGGGTATTCTATGCCGAAAATGAAAAAATGCACCATTTGCGGCAAAAGCTTTTTAAGCTGCAAGGGTGTAGAGGTCTGCTCCGCTGCCTGTGCTACTGAACGTAAGCGCCGGCAGGACGCCGCCGGAAATGAACGCAGGCGGTTGCAGTTATCCAACCAAAAAACAGGCCGAATCTGTCCAGTATGCGGTAAAACTTTTATGTCTGTGTACCGGAAATACTGCTGTTCAGAGTGCGCAGAAATCGCACGCCGCAAAAATTCAGCGGAAAACAACCGGGAATACTACGTCCAAAATCGGGATACTGTTATACAGCGCGTAAAAGCTACGCGGGCAAAGCGCAAGCAGGAACAACAGCCACCAAAATAAAGGCAGTTTTGCCGTTGCGCTTCTATGCTGTTTATAGCCTTATACGGCTTTAAATGCCTTATATGGTTATGTTTTATACCATAGCAAAATAATAAGGCGACTGCGGGCATTTTACAAGCTTGCAGACATAAAAAAATAGACTTTTCATTCACCGAAGTAAGTCCATAGTTTATACTTTAGCACGTTAAAATAGTAAAACTTTTCGTGAATTTTGCCGGCAAAATTTGCTTAAAATCCGCTCGAAAATCGAGGATTTTTGAAAATGGATTGACCGGGCTGAAAATCTAAAGGGACGGGGGGTTAAAAATTTTTCCGAATAAAAAATTGAGCGAAAATTTAAAAAAACTGCCCGTTGCGAACAACAAGCAGTTTTTCAATTTCTAATTTTTGTCGTGTAGTGATGACAATGGTGGCACGGTGATTCACAGTCATTATAATATAAGCATTTTTCATTTGTATAATATATACATTGCGAACCGTCATGCCCATGCAAAAATGTTGTTTCAAAGTCCTGTTCCTTATTCTCTTTATCATGTTCATTTTTCAAGTGTCCCGCCGGCATTTTTCTTTCACTTCCTCTCTTTTTACTATATAGAATAAATATATCAATGCCTCGCAAAAAGTCAATCACTTTTTTTAGTTTTTTCATACCATTCTAAAAATTCGCAAAAAATTTTATCTTCTGCAATTTTCCGAATATTTATAGCTTCTTCTTTGCTTTTGTAGCGTCCTAAAAAATATTTTGTCTTTTTAAACATTATTTCTGCGCACCACCTATTCCTTGACTTATCAAACCAAACACCTGTTGTCCCTGATGTATTTGTTTTTCTTATTTTATTTCCGTTCAATTTGCACGGTGCAGTACCATAAGCGTATAATTTTTGAATGTTTTCGTTTTTTAAACAGCCACAGCTTTTTACTTTTCCGTTTTTTAAATCATCATAATGTACATCACATTCATTGCCGCAATCGCATTTACAATGCCATATTTTACATCTGCTTTTTGTATGGCTTTTTTGGTCGGTAACGTATACTGCAACTAATTTGCCAAAACGTTTATTTTTAATATCCTTATAATCCCGATGATTTCCGCAATCCTTTACTTCGTTTCTTTGAAGATTTTGTTTAGTAGCAAGTCTTTTCTTCCCACACAGCAAACAAGTACATTCATAAAGTCTTCTATGATATGAATTGTACTGGTCCGTCAATTTGTCAACTTTCAAATTGTTATATACTTTATCAATAATAGTAGTGTCTGCTTTCCTCGGCATTGTTTCCCCTTTCTCATAGAATTTAAAAATAGGAAGTGCCGCAACACTCCCTATAGCTTTTAAAATAATTTGTCTTGTTGTTCCAACAGCATAAGCAACGCTGTCATCGTCATGGTCTGTATGTATTCGTCTTCCTGTAATTCCGATTTCTTTATCGGGTCTTCCGGTTCAATAAAATCATAATTAACATACAACGTTACACCGTGCGTATCCTTGCACCGCGCGGCTACAATTTTGTCACCGCCGAACTCCTCAATATCCGATTTTAACTCATCTATCAGCTCCGAACACTCAAAACTAATATTTTCTCCGCGTTTATTTGTAAATGCCATAAGTTTCTACTCCTTTTCAATGCAGACAGCCGTTCCGCTCATTGTAATCATTAATGAAATGTCGCCGGTATTCCAATACGGCGCACAGCTATATGATATTCCAACTAAACCGTTTGCGCCCTTGTACAAGGCTTCTAATGCCATGTCGTTCATTAATTCATCTATAAAAGTTTGCACTTTTTCTGAAAATGCACTATATTCTTTTCCTGCGACCATCGCTTTAAAATTCATTGCATTTTTTAAATCCGTCATCATGCCTAAACTGTATAACGCAGTATCGGTTACGATTCCGCAATATCTGACAATTTTATATCCCACAAAATCAAATCCGGTCGTTTTCATGACATCGTTTTTTGTTATTCTGCCGGATTTAATAGCATTAATAACAGCTTCTTTTCGCTCATTTTCTTCTTCCCTTTTCCGGTTAAGTTCTTCGATTTCTTTTTCTGCCTGCTTTCTGCGCTCCTGCAATGCTTCTTTCTTAATTACGCTCTTGTACTTAAAGCTGTAATTGCAGTTAAAACAACGGTCAACGCTATCGCCTATCAGTTCTCCACAGTTTGGACAAGTTTTCATACTTCGCTACCCCTTTATTGCGTTTTCTAATACTATACCATGCAGATAGCTTTAAATCAACTTTTTAAATCTTTTTCTTTTTGCAAATTCACGCTTTCTGCCGTAAAAATTAATGATTTTGCTGTATACCGGCACTCTCCCAATTCATAAATCAATCGTTCTTTTGTCATTTCGGGATTTGTCCGGCGCACATATTCAAGAAGCTTATCTATTTTATCCATTACACTGCCGCTCCCCTCTGTATCCCTGCCATTAAATAATCAAGCAGATAAATCAAATCTGTGCCATATTTGCTTATCCAGTCTGCCATAAATTCTTCCTGTTCAATCGGCATACTCACACCATAAGAAAAGCAAAAACAATGGCATAGTTCGTGTGCTATTATTTTACGCAAATAAGCCCCTTTTGGCTTGTTTGATACATATATAGTCTTGTCGTTCCAATCGGTCACAGCAAGGCTTATAGAGCCGTCAAAACGTGTCAAATTATTGTTTGTGCCGTGAACAAATTCAATTTTCCACTCAATACCATTTATCAAAAACATATTTCACCTCAAAAAAAAGAAATCACCAGCTAAATATCAGCCAGTGATTTCTAAATTTGAAATTATTATTTTTTCATTCTTCAATTAACAAGTAATTAACATATCTTGTTGCTGTTTCGGCAAGTTCTTCACTGTAATCCAGCAAATTCAGCTTGTACTCCGGTTTGTGTCCGTATGCAACGGTATAAAGCTTTTCTACAAGCTCTAAATTGTGCAAATCGGACAGTTCAACAAGAATTTTGTGGTATAAAAATTTTCGTGTCCATTTGAATCGGTCACAGATTATTTTAAGTTTCCAGTTATTCTTGTTAAACCACTTGCCGCTATCCGGCTTTTCTACAATACCATAATGTTCAAGTGACTCTTTCTCCGGGATTGCCTGCCGTGATTTTTTCAATGCCTGCTCCATATCGTGGAAGCGTTTCACGTACAGGGCGGTAAAAACAATTCCCTTTTCCCCGGTAAACTTATTCGCAAGAAACTCACAGCCCATGCGGGTTACTTTATAACATTTGTTTTCTTTTCCGCTATCGTCTTTATATGTAGACGGAATAAAATAATCACTGACCACGAAATCGTGGTGAGTTAAAGTTTCAATAACTCCCTTTGTTTTGCCGTCTTTTGTACCCTCTAATTTTTCAAGTATCTTATAATGTTTCATTTCTAGCATATTTGCAATTTCTAATGTAGTTATTGTAGTATTTTTATTTATTACTTCTCCATTCATAACAGAACCTCCTAGCATGTTGGAACAAAGGTTCCGTCCATAATGCCAATCGCCAGTTTCATACCCGTAACTGCATAGAAGCTGTTGTTTTGAGCTGCACAAGTATTGAACAATTCTTCTAGTTCTTCATAAAGGCTGTCACTCAAGATTTCTTTAAGCCTATCCATAAATGGTTCAAAGATTTTAAAATACTCATCACCAGTTTCCGTATTTTCTATTTGATTCGTATACACTATTTGCAAAAATTCTTTCATAAATTATACCTACCTTTCAATTTTTTCTTGAAAAGAGATACTCTCTATGATAAAATATTTCACAGAGAGTTATCTCGGTTTTAGAGCAGTTGCATGACCGTCAAATCATGGGCAACTGCTCTTTTTGCTTAATTACTGATTTCTTCATCAACCTTGTTGTCAAGCCATTCCTTTTTAGTTATCCCTTTTTCAGAAAGTTTTTTTTCTAGCTTCTCAAACTTTTCTCTGTCAAGTTCAGCACTAAAATTTCTTGTCTTTTCTCTACGCTGTTTCATGTAATCAGCTCTGCTCTTAGGTGCGATTTTAACCACCTCCTTGTTACGAGTTACATTATATAATGTTACGTGTAACAAGTCAATGCCTTTTTGAAAAAATTTTTTAAATCCACAAATCACTAGCCAATATTTAGTTGTCAATGTTCAAGAAAGCAGGGACATTTCTGCCCCTGCCATTACATTATTACATTTTACTTACAAGCGTTGAAAGCTTGCTTTTCAGCATTGTACGTTCTTCTGCCGTCATGTCTGTAAGCAGTTCTGTAATATCGCCGGACAACTCTTTCATGTAGTTTTCAAGCGATTTCATCTTATGTTCTTTGTCCTCTGCGGTATTCGCTTTGTGCATTTCTTTGGTTTCTGTATAATGCCGCTTCGCTTTATCATATCCGCTTTCAGTCATATTCATGCCGCTTGTCGCCGGTTCTGTGTAATACATTCTTCCATAATTGCGGTCAATATCCCTGTCATGTTCCATTCCGCGGTACATTTCCGGTGTCATGTGGAAATACGGAGGTTCATCGTATCCCCGGCGCGTTCCTCTGCCTTTCGGTGCAAATCTGCCGTTTGAATAGCGGTAGTTATCATAAAATCTTCTGCCGTCACCAAGCCGCTCAAACATTTCCATTGTTTCATCTGCACTCGATTCTTCCATTGATTTCATCAATGTACGATAATACATTGCTTCTGCAAGGTCTTTCATCATATCTGTAACCTGTCCCATTTCACACGGGTCTATATTTTCAATTCCTTTGTCAATTTCACATTTGGCACATTCAGACAGTTTTTCAATCATGTCGTGCATTCTCATAATATCCATAAAACCGCCCCCTTATGCTTCCCGAACTGCAATTAAATTGCTGTTCTGAACTTCGATTGCCTGTGCAGATGTATTTTGTACCGCTGCCGTAACGCAGCAACCGCGTGGAACGTCTACATATGCCTGTGCTGAAACATTAAAGAAGTTCTCTACTGCCGCCGGTGTAACAATCATACGAGTTGACTGCAGCGGCTCACCGTCAATCGCAATAGCAAGAGAAATAGCTTCAACCGTTCCACCTGTCGGGATTTGAATATTCCCGGAATAAGATACTAAAAATCTTGCCCGGCACTGGTTTGTAAGTCCTCTCAATTTAACAATACCGCTTCCCTGTCTGTGCGTAATGCAATTTGAACCAGCAACCGGTGTTTCTGTAAATGCAACATCTTCTCCCTGCGCAACAGTTTGAAGTGCAATTCCTGTAAATTCTGCCATAAAATAATACCTCTCTTTCACAAAATAAAGGGCAAACTTTCTTGAAGTCTGCCCTGTCTTCCCGACATTGGTGTCGGGAACATTGTAATACTGCATTAGCAGACATAACCTTTTGAGTTTTATTCCGAGTGAAACTCGAAAAAACTCAATTTGATTAAGATACTTGATTATTTAGTAAATTAGCAGCCGCAACCGCTATTGCAACCACAACCGTAATATACATTAGGGTTCGGCACCTGATATGCCGGAATCGGCGCCGGATTGACTGCATTAATAATCTGCTGTGTCTGCGAAGCCATTGCAGTAGTAAGTAATGCACTCTGTCTATCCTGTGAAGCCGCTCTGCGTAAATCGTTGTTTTCTGCCTGTAAGCTGGAAATTTTCTCATTGCAGAGATAATCAAGAATGGCTCTTGTTCCTGCATTTTGGCTGTCGATAATATCTCGTGTATTACTATTCATTGTATTCTGTAATGCACAAGTATTCTGTGCCATGTTGTAATTTACACCCTGAATGGCTTCTCTCGTTTCACAGCAACAATTAGCAAGCTGTGACTGCAAAGCATTCTGTCCCTGCATTAACGCAACGTTTGTTGTGTTAAATCCCTGCTGTGTCTGATAGCCTAAGTTGCAGATAGCGTTATCGACACCGTGGAATCCGCTCATAAGCGCGGTATTCTGTGTATAGAATCCGTCACAAAGTCCGTTTGAGATTCCGTCAAGCTTTGACACGATTGACTGTGTATCAAATCCTCTCTGTAAATCTGCCTGCGTTAAAGCGCTTGTGGCATAAGGTGTTGCACCGCCATTTGCACCATTACCACCCCAGCCGCCGTTGCCCCAGCCGCCAAAAATGGCAAAAAGAATAATAAGACCCCCCCAGCCGTTGCCGTCGCCCCAGCCACCGTCATTTTTATTGCCCGTTACTGCCGCAATATCAGCAAGACTAGGCATTGCACCTGTGTTAAACATTTTGTTTACCTCCATTGAAATATATTTACAAATGGGATAACCGGTTATTATGTGCGCACAACCCAAAATGTACTAACGATTAAAAATACTTAAAACTCGCTGTTTTGCTTCATCGGTTGTAATTCCCTGTTCGCGGCAAAGATTTTCTGCCAGCGTTTTTAGTCCCTGCGTGTCCCCATTTTTGTACATCTGAATGGCATTTTTAGCCATAGGATTGTTTGATATTTGAGGATTGCTATTCATCATTTGCGAAAGGACCTGTTGCGGATTGCCACTTTTTATTAATCGAATAAGCTCAACTGGATTCATTCATCTTCACCCCCGCCGTCCTGCTTTGGGCTATTTTTTGATTTAGCCGTGCTTTTTGCCGATGTTTTAGTCGTCATAAACTGCTCGATTTCACTTAATCTATTTTCCAAACTATCAAACCTGTTCATTAATACCTCTGTGCTTTCCTCTGATAGGTCAAATTTTGATTTTTCTGTGCCGCCCATAGAATTTGCCGCTGTATTGTTTGAAGGCTTTGTATAAGGCTTATACACAATCGTTCTGATTGTTCCGTCTGCGTTCCAACCTTTTACGTAGATTTCCGACAAATCCTGCTTTGGGAAAAAGGCAACTGAACCGTCCATAGGCACATCATTTGCGGTAATATTTTCAACTGCCGCTACAATCTTGCCGTTTATGCCGATTACCTGCTGTTGTTGCTGAAATTGTGGAATCTGCTGTTGAATTTGCGTATCCGGCTGTTGGTATCTCTGCATATTTGCCATAGGATTGTACTGATATGCGGCATATCCCGGATTATAATTCATTGCCGGTTGCTGATACGGATTGTTTATCTGCATTTTTGCTGTCCTCCTCTAAAACATTTTCAATCGCATGGATTATGCTTGACTGAACTTGCAGAGGTAAGCTTTGTAATTCTTTTCTTGCAAAAATCTTCTCTAAAACTTCGTCTGAAAACATAAGCGCTTCCTCCTTACAATTACATTTTGGCATAAAAAAAGAGAAGAACGTTATCATGTTCTTCTCATATTCAAGTCATGCCACGGCTATTTATTCGGTTGTATGTGTGTAAGTTATATCGTACACACTATTTACACACTTTTGCTGTGAAATTTCGTGAAATTTCGTGAAATTTTGTAATTTATTTAAATCCGCTTAAAATGCGGGTTTGTGGCTCAGCCATGCGGTTTAGTGCCACTCATACGGTGTGCTTTGGTATACGTAATAGTTCTACCAGTTTCAACATAAAATTACCCGCGAAGCCGCTCAGTTACTGGATTTCTTTTTGAAATTGGTGTGTAAGTTACACACTATTTACACACTAACATACTTTCAATCCAAAATCTATTACATTATTCCTATCATTTTCAACGATACGTTCAATGTCGTTTGCAGATTTTTCTTCTGTTACGTGCGTATATAAATCCATTGTCATTTTAAGTGTTGCATGGCCTAAATATGATTGAACAACTTTCGGCTGTATTCCAACTTCAAAACATCGTGTGGCAAATGTATGTCGGAATGTATGCCCACTAAAAACCGGAAATTCATCTGCAAATTCTCTTGTAAGATTAATCTGCTCAACAATTCTTTTAATTGAAGCAGAATAAATTTGAGAATTTATCGGTGTATTAAATTTAGTAACAAATAAAAAATCATTCTGCTGTTTAGGCCGTTTCTTACTGACAACATCTTTTAATGCAAATTGCTTTTCAAGATATTTGCGGCATTTGCGATTTATAGGAACTTTTCTATAACTCTGTTTCGTTTTTGGCGGTTCGATATGAAATGTTTTGCACTCATCGTCAAGATATTTTTGATACACCAATGTTTTATTAACATTTATGTACCCATTTTCAAAATCAATATCTTCCTTTGTGAGTGCGAATAACTCTCCCGGTCGCAATCCGGTATTGACGGCAACGTTGTATAAATTGTCATAAAAAGTGCCGGCACAAACTTCAAAAAACATATCTTGCTGTTGAAGTGTTAATGCTTTTGCATTAATCTCTTTATTTGCTCTTAACTTAACGCCCTTTGCTGGATTCCTTATCATCAACTCATCTTCCATTGCCCTGCCAAACATATCAGACAAAATGACTTTGATTTTGTTTTGACGTTCATATTTATATCCGTTGTCACTGGCAGTATCAATAAGTTGCTGTATATCCGACTTGACAAACGAATTTATCTTGCCATTTCCCAAAAAAGGTGATATATTTTTATTGTAAATGTGAGTGTATTCCCTAAGCGTGTTGGGGCGTACACTTTTCTTTTTATATAATTCTACCCATTTTTTAAACCACTCATCAAGAGTAATTTCATTACGGATACTGAATAGATTTTCGTTGTCAGCAATTGCAATAGCAAGTTCTTTGCGTAAATCAGATAACTTGCGATTGTAAATCGTCTTTACATTTCCGAATCTATCTTTGTACCGACCTTGATATGCTCCATTTTTACGCTGAGTAATTCCTGCTCCCAATTCTTTGCCTTTTAAATCTTTTCCCATGTATATAGCTCCTTTCAAAAAAGAAGCCGTGACATAACAATCACATATTACTACATCACGGCTCATATTTCAACGTATGATTATATTTCTCTTGTTTTATCAATAAATTTTTCAAATTCCCTACGTTTAACAAGGCATTTCCCTTTGCCTACAAAAAAGGCAAACGTACAGCCGGGTTGATTCAGTAATTCTCTAATTTTATTAAGCCCAATGTTGCTATATTCTGCCGTTTCTTCAACCGTCAACAATGCTTTCTCCCAAATCGGGATTGTTTTATTCATGTTATCAGTCCTTTCTATTTTGTTTTTTATGTCAACTATGCGGCGAGAAACCGTGGCTTTTGATAATAATATTTTTTGACTTATCTGTTCCAAGCTCTTGCCGCAAGCTAACATTTTAAATATTTGCATTTCCTCTTCTGTAAAGTTGGCATTTTCGATAATTTTTTCAAGTTCCGGCTTAGTTAATTCCGAAAAATTCATAAGCCGTTTCCTTTCAATTATTTGTTTTTGCGCTCCGGGCATTTACCAGTACGGTTTTTACAACCGTAAATTGCCGTTCCCTGCTTATTTGTGCCTAAATAAAACTTATGCTTGCATTTATCACAGCCTTTGTCAGTTGCGCTATTTATGTTCATTTTTAGTACCTCGATTCCATTTAAAAACTATGTTATTGTCCTGCCGCCAGTATGTATTATCATGTGGGCTTTTTAATCCATTTTCACGGCATTTATCCCAACACGATTGACACAACTGCCCCGTTTCACGGTCTATAGGATTTCCGCAGTGGTAGCATAGATTATTAGCTTTGCGATACTCTTTTATATCTATTTTGTCGTAATATTGCTTTCTATGCACTTGAGCGTTCTTTTTTAAGCATATTGCACATTTGGCTTTAGGTTTTGCTGCCGGGCGTTTACCGCACCGAGTGCAAATACCTTGTTCTTTTCGCTGTTGGTACAGCGCCCGCTGCTGTTTTTTGAATCTCTCATTGTATTGTTTTTGTTTTTCATCGGATATGGGATTGTTTGCGCGGTACATAGCTTTTCTTGCCAAACATTCCGGGCAAATATGCTCATCACCAAAAAGTTTGTTTTTTTTGCATTGCGGACAAATTTTGTATTCTTTGCACCACTCACGAAATTCTTTTTCACGTTCGTTATTTTTCTTTAAACAATCCGAACAGTAGTAACCAGTTCTGTCAAGCGGCTTTCCACAACGTGGACACAATCCATTTTCTTTGCGTCTTATGTAACAATTGTGACTAATTTCTTTTTGCGTTAATGCCATTTTTTATTTCCTCAAACTATCCTTTAAAGCTTCAAATTCTTTCGGTGGTTCTGAATATGCTTCTACGTCTTCTGTATCGCTCATAGGCGGCTTATTCTTGTCCGAAAGAAGTTTTGTATTATTTTGGTATTTTTGCTCGATTTGAGCCTTTAGTGAATTTTGATTTACTTTTTCGATAAGTTTCTGAATTTCTGCCGGCACTCTTTTAATTTCTTCTGTCCGGCTTGTAACGCTTCTGTAAGTTTTGATAAAATTGGACTGTATTACGGTTTCAATCGCTTTGTAATCGGACGTTGCCCAATTTCTTAGATTGTCGGGATTCCCAACAGCTTCTTGAACGGTCGGCGGAAGCCTTGAAAACTCCTCAACTGCACCATATGTACCATTCCGCAATGCTTTACTCACTAAACTCCATGCTTCCATTTCATTCAATTCCTGCGGCTGTGAAATCATTTGTATTTTTGCTATCAGCTCTCCTATACTCGGCGCAAATCCGCTTGTATCCGATGTTACGTAAGCTTTTAACGCAACCGAAATTTGATTGTAGTTGTAATCCTCTAGCATCATGCACCACACGTCAACCGTTTCCGAAATATTGTTCGGCTTATAATTCGGATAGCTGTCGCACATAATTCGAATTATTTTAACTGTTTCTTCTCTTGTCAATCATTGCCACCTGCCTTTACACATTGTCCCAATCAATAGTACCCTTGCTAAAATTTTTATTAGGTACTATATTTTGGTTCAAATAATTTTCAAATTTTGTTCCGAACAAGGTTTCCGGTCGCAAATATTTTTCCATATCCGTACCCAACCATTCGGCCGCCTTTTTGTCTATTACCTCGTAAAAATCAGATTCTTTATACCCGTCTTCTATCCTTGCGTGTATATGCCGTTTTGTTGCCTGCGCATTGTATCGGTATTTAGTATTACATCTTTTGTTTAAATAGTCGATAACATTCATATACACCACATTGTCTTCTTTTTCATTTGCATTGTCGGGCAAATTGGTATCAGATGTTTCTTCGATGTTGTGGTCTGATAATGGTGCGCCATTTCTAATTGAATCAACAATATCATTAACGTATTTTCTGAATTTTTCAGATTTAATACGTTTTGCCGCACCCGATACTCCTGCAAGAACTTTCTCTGATTTATTCCAGTTATATTTGTGCCAACGCAGTATCAGTATTTCTTTCGTATTTGAATCGTATTTTATAACATTGTGTACTTTGTCGAACCGTTCAAGAAGCCTTACGATAGTGTCTTTGCTATAGCCTGTATGTCTTGCCATTTGCGAAAAATTCACTTCGTAGCACCCGCAGATATTCGTCTGCGGATTAGTTAAAAGGTACATGTAAAAATACTTGTCTTCCGGTGTAAAATCATCTTCAACTTTGCTGTCCGTCCAAAATGCCAATTGGACATTTCGATATATTGCCATATTATCGCCCCTTATCTGTTATTCAAGTTCCGTTGCTTTGTTACTTTACTAAATCATTAATATTAATTCTAAATCCGTCAAATGTCTTGCCGCCACTTCGGTTATATTCTGCGGTATCAAAAAACATCAAATTTCCCTCTCTGTCAGTTGCCATGCTTACACCGTTCCGTGTAAGGCTGGATTTTAACAGGTCAAGTAAGATTTGTATTTCGTGTTTTGCTTCGTCTTTCATACTGTACCACCTTGATTGATATTCAAATTTTCAAACATGGCACACATGATATCAACAACAATGCTGTTACCAAACTGCTTATACAACTGCGTATTACTATTTACTGCTGCCATTTTGTCAATATCTTCATCAGATACACCCATCAGCCGTCCGCACTCTCTAGGTGTTAGCTTTCTGATACGATATTGAGGTTTTTCAAGCAATAAATTGTCTTTCTGCACACTCGTTAAGCAATTACTTGTGCCTTGTATATTCACTTCTAATCTCTGCTCGGTTGGACTTCCGACAGTTCTATCTGACGTATTATCAGGATTTCTGCCACGCATAGCAACTATCTGACTTTCGCATACTTTAATTTGTTGTGTACCGCCACCCTCAACTGTTGTAATGTTAGGGCAAAGTGCGTTTTCGTCATATACTGTGTTCGATTGGTGCTTGCCTGTGCCATTATCCATAAATCCCAACTGCTTTGACTCAAGAATTTTCGGCTCTTGATTGCCGCCTTGCATTGTACTCAACGTTGGATTACACCCCCCCCACACATCATAAATTCTGTTGGTGCTCTCAAATTTTGTTTCAAGAGAACCTATTACATTTACATCTGCCATAATTACTCCTAAATCGTGTTTTTCAGCCTTTACACATCGGGAAATGCCCACGATAATGCCTTTTTGAAATCTGTCTGAAACTTCTGTATATATGCTTCCTAATACTTCCATTCAATTACTCCATTCATTGTATCAAAGCCTGTCCCAAAGCCTTTATAATCTCTAGCACACAATGTTTTGGCTACATCATTACCAATTTTATTTACATGATTATAATTAAGCATTGCATTCATTCTCGACAACGAGGTTTCCAGCTTTTCTGCATTTTGAAATTCCGTTATCGTACCTTGCTGGTATGCAGTTCGCAACTTCTCTCTGTTGTGGCTTATTGATTGTTCCGTCAACACAAGTCTGCTCTGTTCTGCTCTGTTCTGCTCTTAGGGATTGTACTTGGTAATGTGCCGTTGTCAATAAGCTGTTTTATCAGTTTGCCAGCCTTTTCATTGTTGATGTAATACTTTTCATCTACATTATCCTCAAGATAGTCTTTCAACTTCTTTTTGAGTGGTATAGGCTGTGGGAAATGGTAATTGTACTCACCCAGGAATGAAAACATAAAACACCTTTCACGATTTTGTGCTACCCCATAATTTTTAGCGTTTAAATCTTGATAGTAATTTGTGTAGCCAAGGCTTTCAAGGAAATCTATCCACTTTCTAAAATCAGGCATATTATCCTGACTATGTACTTGTGGCACATTCTCCATGAATAAAATCTGTGGCAATTCTCCGTTGCTATCTCTGATTTCTGTTAGTATTCTCTCAACTTCCCACAACAGACCGCTTCTTGTGCCGCTGCCCTTAGACATTCCGGCTTGTTTCCCAGCAACTGATAAATCCGTACAAGGAAATGAGTAAGTAAGTAAGTAAGTGAATGCATTTGTGTCGCAGATATTCAAATCTTCTGCATGAACCTTAGTTATATCCATTGTAGGAAAATCTGTGCCGTGCACTGCGTTATAGCTTGCTATAGCATACTTATTAAACTCCACAACTCTGTAATGCTCAAATTTAGCACCTATTCTCTTTAGCGCCATAGCTTGACTACCATAACCAGCAAAAAGCTCTATTAATCGAATAGGCTTCGTTATGGAAACTGGCTCTCTCATAAAGTCAAATAAAGTCATTTGTCTGTCCATGTTTTAGCTCCTACTGGTGTGTCTGATTTCATCAAAATTTCTACAATTTCCTGTATCAAGTAGAATCTGCTCATGCGCCGATGACAGCCGTCACACTTGTCTTTCGGGCATTTGTATGTGTGTTTGTAAGCTCTGCACTGGTTATCTTTCAACTGAATCACCTACTTTCTTATCTCCAATTAGTTCCAATAGTTCCATCAGGATGAATAATAATATTTGAGTATCCATCTTTATAATCATTGTTTCTCTGCTGCCACATATCTCATAATGTCAATCTTGCATGTTTTCCCATATAGTCAAATGTTGCATATACAAAGAAATCACCAATTCTAAAGGTATGAATATCAATATCATCATCATTCTGTAAATCATTCCATATTTTTACAGGATAATCTTTCTTTTCAAGACCACTTAAAAATCTGAATGAAAAATTATCAGCTTCCATCTGCATAAATTCCTTAATATATTCAATCGTTGGATTTTCAACTACTGTTTGGACTGTACAATTAGGGAAATCAATAGGGCTTTTATGCACATAATCGTTATATGATAAGTTGATATGTGCTAATCCGTTAAGCTCCTTTGAATATCCAGTTGTATTGATTGAGCAAAACACATTATTACTATGTTTTCTGTATGTATCAATAATTTCTGATACATGGCTAGGATATAACCCCGGCTCACCGCCTGTGATTGAAAATCTTGCGTTCGGATGTTCTGACAACACCATTTTTAATGCTTCAATCTGTGCCTTAAAATCATTTTCGCCCTGCATAGGGTTCTTCCTCTCTAAACAGAATGGACAGTTATAAGGACATTCCTGTGTTAATATCAACTGTACATTTATTCGATAATATAAAGGCCTACCAAGAGATGTTTCATCCGTTCTATTCGCAAGCCTGTACTGTAAATCGTTTTGCATTTCAACTCTTATATCATCGTAAGAATTAAAATGCGGTATTTTGTGTAACTTACTGCTCATCACTTTCACCCGCTTTCAGCAAATCCATAAATTTCTCATACTGCTTCTGTGACACCTTGTTATGCTCTTTTTCGGGCTTTAAGCGGATTATAAGGTGCTTTTTTGCGATAGAGGATAATTCCCTTGCTAACACCTTTTTACCCTGCTGTATGCCGTCATGGTAGCCTTTAGACGGCTTGTAATCATCAATCTGTGCTTTTCCCTCTCCCTGCGAACCGCTTGTTTTATTTCGCAACTGATAACCATAATCGGCATATGCTTTGATATAATGCTGTTCCTGCTTATCCAGTTCCGACTTAGGAAAATGCAGAAATCCTATCTTCCAGCCACAAGGATTGCTTTTTGAGTACAATTTGTGCTTTTTGAGTGAAAGGTCAATATGTTGGTATCCGACAAGGTGCTGTGCAAGCCTTGTCAGAATATGTACAGCCTGCCCGATATAGGCATACTTGAATCCGTTTTCATCAATTCGTGTCAAAAAGTATATGCCGCTCTCCTCGTCAAGCTTTGGATTGACTTCTAATAAACGTTTTTTATTGTTCTGTTCAATCGCTTTTGCCTGCCTAATACTTTGATAATTCAAATTTCATCACTCCAATCTATCATTTGACCGCAATTATCACAATAACGCAAAAAATAATCTCCAAACGGGTTTCCTGTGTCCGCTTTTAAATCATATTTACAACAAGGGCAATCGAAACTATTAGTATCATTTTCTATAGGCTTTTTTGGTATCCGCTTTTCAAGTGCCTGTATTGCAAGACCAAGCGCTTCTGCAAAAATTGAACACTCTGGATGATGTACTATCTCTGCTTTCAAGATTGTGTTTGCTTCATTCTCTTTCATACTCACACCTCTTTAATTAAATGGTAATCCCTCATCAGCTACGCCATCTGGAATTGACATAAAGCCGTCTGAACTAGCATTACCGCCCATAATTCCATTGTTATTATTGTTCTGCTGATTAGCACGACTTTCACAAAATTCATGTCTTTCAACAACGCAATCATCAGTGTAGACTTTCTGTCCGTCCTTGTTAGTGTAATTGCCTGTCTGCCATCTACCCTCAACGATAATCTTAGTCCCCTGATGAAGATACTTCTCCGCAAACTCTCCATTCTTGCCAAATGCGATACAGTTAATAAAGTCTGCTGCCTGTTCGCCCTCTTTCTTAAAAGCTCTGTCAACAGCTAATGTGTACCGTGCTACTGCCATACTTCCGTTTGCTGTCTGCGAATATCTGACCTCTGGTTCTCTAGTCAGTCTCCCGCATAAAATTACACGATTCATCTAATTTTCCTCACTTTCTGCTAATTCAAATCTGTATTTCTGTTCTGCATTAGGATATTTTTCCTTATCAACTTCACTCATAAACATTTCAAGAGGTCTATTCCAGATATGTCCCTCATGTTCATATACAACTGATATTTCCTCTGTTTCTGTGTGCCTTGAAATACCGATAATAGTAACAATCTTGCCAATCTTGAAATGCTTATATTTCTCGCCTTTCTGTGGTAAAGGTCTGTCAAATTCTGTACTGATGTTATCTGCCTTAAAATGCCTTGTGAGTAACGCAAGGTCACAGTTTGACTTATCTTCGCCATCAAGATTAAATTCTTCCGACTCTTCGATATGTAACTGTTGCCAGTTTTCAGCATATCCCACATTACTTATGTCATCATATATATCTTCTAGTGAAATATTTTCACGATTGGAAACTAAATAGCCGCTAAATCTAAATATCTTTGTCATACTATCTCTCACTTTCTAATGACTCAGGGTTGTCAAAAATGTTGCCGATAACTTCTATTTTTTGATTATCTTCGACCGCCCAATAATACAAATCTTTTCTCCATAAGTCGCTTTTTAACCATTCAATTCTCCATTCTGATTTATCCCATATAACTTTCGCTGTTCCAACTTTCGTTCTTATAATGTCGTTCTCCCAAATCAGCTTGCCATTCTTGTCATTTAAGCCAGTACACTGGCAGATAGTGTCTCTGTCCACATCATAAGCACACACAAGTATTGGTTCATCGGCTTTACCCTCTAAACAACTTGTCGCAATCTTGCATGTTCCATCTTCACAAGTAATTAAAGAGCCTGTAACCCATTTTCCATCGTCAACTCTCTTAGCCTTGAATAAATATTTATCTTCCATATTTTCTCCTATCAACAGTGATAACCTCTTTCCAACCATCTGTTTTTAAGTGGTGTTTTTGTGTATATTGTTCCGTAAAAATCATCTTCACAATATCCGCAATGTTGGTCTACATATTCATATAATCCAAAATCGTCTCTTTGATGTTTTCGTGCGACCTCATATTCCCTTAATTCTTTTGATTTCTTGTAGAGCCTATTATCTCTTTCATAACATTTTTCCAATGTCATGTATTCAAGGGACTGTCCGTAGCCATCAAAAACATCTTCATACTTGTTCTCGAATTTCATTCTAAGCTTATTATGTCGTGCTATTCTTAATAACATAAATAACACATACCATTTTTCAAAAAAGTCTATCATATTCTCTCCTATTCCGCTTCTGATTGAAGCCATTGTAATCTTTTCTTGATTTATATGGTCTGTATTCACATTTTCCATTTCTTGTCCTACAATAAACATAATCATCATCATTTTTCGTAAAACAGTATTGACAAGTTCTGCATTTTTCAAAGAAGTTTTCACTTTCCATTTATATTACCTCTCAATTCTTTCAGTTTTGCTTCTGCTTCGGATTTTGTGAGAAATACTGTTTTACCAAACTCATTATCATAAAAAGCTATTGAACTATCGGGGTCTGCACAAAGCAAAGCTTCAATATAAAACTCGTTTCTCCCTGTTCCTAGTGTACTGTGGTAATCAACTCGGATAACTCTATACCTCTCCGCTTCGTCACACCCCAACACGCCATTGACATATACTGTATCTCCCACTTTACAAGGCAGCTTAATAATCATACTCTGCTCCTCTAAGTCCTCATATTCTTTTAACTTCTCTCTTAACTCAGCCGTAGCCCATAAGTTACGATAAAATACCGCCAAAAGCCCTATTGTGTCACTCACTCCAACTGTCAGCATTTCAGTCATATACTGGTCAAATCTCTCATCTGACATATAAAATAAATCTTCATCACACATATCTTTGACAAGTTTTCTAACAAGTTGTCTACTGTCAATATCCTGCTCATAATCCCTATATCTTGCATTGTGTTTTTCATCTATGTAACAACTGTTATGTGCCAGTTCAATCATTGGCATCATATCAGCTACTGGTTTATTACTTGTTAATCTTTCCATTCCTACTCCTTTCCGTTATCAGTCATCTTTTTCCTCAAAATCATCACAAGTATCATTATACATAGTTGCTATTCCGTAATTATCACTATCAGTGTTACTACAATAAAATTCCTTTTCTGTTGTAGAATACTTGTTATACTTACATTCTCCACAAATCTCCCTCATCAAAACGGACATTCATCTCCTTTCCTTAAAACCCATTCCTTGTTACGCTCTGCAACATCTACATTCGCCCCATAAGCAACTTTTTTCATCTTCTCGATAAAACTATCTCTATCAGAATTTTCACTTGATAGATGGCACATTATGACGTTCTGCAAGCTGTCTGAATAATTTGCCTTAACAAAATCGCAAGCTGTGTCAATGGATAAATGACCTCTGAATACGTGGTTTGCCTTGCCTGTGTTATCCCTGTCGATTAAATCCTTGTCATAATTCACACCTAAGAGAATGTGGTTTATGTCTTTAAACTTCCACTTGATTAATTCACAATCGGTTATGTAAAGCATTCTCCCCATTTCCGGGTGAGTGATTAAAAATCCGAAGCAAGGGCACTCACTACCGTCAGCGTTTGTGTGTGTGCACCTGCCATCTACTGTCGTTAGGTCAAATGCCTGTATTTTGAACTCTCTGCCCATTGACATAGGCTCAAGGCTTATGTACGGGGTAAATACCGGTATTCCCATAGCTTTAAAATCCTTTACTGACTTGCTGTGGTCTGAATGAACGTGGCTGACTATGCAGCCAACCACATTTCTTATGTTCCAATCCAAGCCTTTCTTGATTTCCTTAATCGGTATTCCACAATCAAGGATAAGTGTTTCTCCACTGTCGGAAGTTAGCAGATAGCAATTTCCGGCTGACGATGAGCCTAAGCATTTTAATCTCATACTCACACCTCGATTTCATCATCCTGTGGAAACTGAAAATAATTCTGCGTCAGCTTGTTAAAATCAGTTTTCGACAAACCACTTACGAACGGAGTACCTTTTTCGGTATTTATTATTGTTTTGAGAAAAATGACACCCTCATTATGCTCCCTCAACATTTCCATAGCCTTAACTGCCTTTTTTTCTGTTGAATAACTACCCATTACATATCTTTTATCACCAACTTTGGCAATAACACCTTCGCATTCAACATAAACAACTGCCATTTCATAAGAAACATCTATTGAACCGTCTTGTGAAATTACTCTCATTCAAAACTCCTTTTCTAATAAATCTTTATTGTCAAAAATGTTGCCGCACACTTCAAAATGTTCTCTGTCAAATTTGTCAATTGGTGCTATATCTTCGCTTCCATTTTCTTTTGACCAAAATCCACTTCCGCGCCACAAAATTCTTATATAAGTCTCATCTTCTGGATATTCATCATCTAAATGTGCAACCATGATATCATTTTCCCAAATCAGCTTGCCGTTCTTATCTTTCAAGCCGGTGCATTGGCAGATTGTGGATGGGTCTACCTTGTGCATACCGATAAGGTTCATTATGTGGTCGTATTCTGTAACGATATAAGGCGTGCCAGTAAAAGTATAAACCAAGCTTCCGCGGACCCACTCTTTATTATCTTTTGCTTTAAATAAATGTCTATCTTCCATAATTACACTCCTATTCCTGCATAAACGGTGGAAGCGTACTGTCTTCTGCCTGTTCTTCGGTTACTTCTGTGGCTGTGGTGTCGATAATGTCGCTTTCCTCAAAATCTACTGTGTTTGCGTTCTCTTTAACCTCATCAGCAACAACCTTTTCTGTATCAAGTTTTACATCTGATATATTCTGAAATTCTTCCTGTGCATACAAGCCTTGGAATCTATCTGGAAATGCTTCCCTTAAAGCCTGTACGACAGCAACCTTTCTAATCATTGTAGCTGGTCTTTTTGCCCACTGGCTATTGAGTGAGCCGTCCTTTTTTCTTCCAGCATATTCGTCAAAACCTACTGACTGGTATTCGTCCTCTTTTCCGTCAATAAAGATTTTCGCCCAGCCACCTACGATAGTTTCGTTAGGTAAAACCATTGTTCCCTCTCGCTCTTCGACAGCTCCGTCCTTTTTAATTACAATAATTCCTGCTTTCTTTCCTTTATATCGTAGGTCTGCATTGGCTCTCTTTGTAAAAACATCTTTTCCAGTAACTATTGTGGCTGGCTCGTTGCTTCCATACTTAATAAGGTATGCTTCTCTCAAAAACGGATTTAAGTGCTGGTATCTGCATAATGACATAAACATCATTACTTCTCCGTCAGATACATTACCACCACCGCTTACAAGGTATCTCCTTATCATTGTTGGAGAAATTTTTACCATTTCTCCATTTGATTCATATTCAACTAACTGCGTATTCTCTGCCATAATTATTCCTCTCTTTCTAATAATTCTTTTACATATAAATCTGTTTCTGCCATTTACTAATCCTCTGATTCAAAGAGTTCAGATGAAAAGATACAAAAAGGGCGAACACCGAGGCCGCCGTAACAGTCGTCGCCGCCGAAATTGCCGGACGGCGAAACAACGGAAATTGCATATTTCCAACCTCTATCAGCAGTAGACCAAGGTGTACAAGTCCACCACCAACCATCTAACTCCTTATTGACAATCAAATCATTGTATTGTCTCGCCTCATTAAATGTGATAGGCCTTACCTTGCAAGTGCAAGGCTCAAACTCATGCTGCACATCAATCGAAGTTAAATCAACAATATGCTCAACAAGATTATCTGCTCCTAACTCAGCTTCAATAATAGGCTGTATATCGCTCTCGATAACTTTCTTGAGATTTGACTTGCTGTAATCTCTTGTATCGCTGTCGAAAACAACATCTTCTGCCATAAAGCCTTTAGATATTACATTTGTTGTGCCATTGCAAACGTTCTGCTCAAGAACAATAAAATCATGTTCTCCGATTTTAAACGTTTCTCCCGGCTGTAATTCTGATAACTGTACCTTGTTAGCCTTTTCTGCTTCTTCTAACTTTTTTACAAGTTCTCTTGCAAGTTCCAATTCTCTACTCATTTAATTTTCCTCACTTTCCTCGATAATTCTCAATGTATTTTCGGCGTTTTCTAATCTTTCTTTTTGCAGTCTAACCGTTGCTTCACCCATTTCCTTGAATTTATTTTTTGCATATTCAAAGTTAGGCTCTGCCAAGATTATTCTGCCGTTAATAATCAGCCCTATATCCTGCTTTCTTATACGGCTGGTATACCTTGTGCCATCCGAATCACACATATATGTTTTTGGAGTTTCTCGTGCTTCAACCTTTTTCATATGTATTCCTTTGGGTCTATTGCTAAAAAAAGTGTTTAATGTATAAACATATAAATTCATGTTACACCTCCATAATTTCTAATTTATCGCTGTCATTAACAATCAACATAATCAGCTGACTGTCAACCATGGCTGATACGCGTTTCTGATTGTCGGTAGACAGGCTTTCACTGTCGTCTAGGAAAATTGGACAGCTAATACTGCTAATTTTCTGAATTGACTTACAAATGTCAACTCTACCCAAAATTCGGTTGCCCTTGTTTGACACGGTCGTAAGAATCGACTTGCCGTCAATTTTCGGAATGCAAACTGATTTGTAATTTCCATTCTTAGCCAGTTCAAACAACTGCCATTCAACTAATTCAAAATGGCAGTTAATAGCTTCTGACAGAATTTCATTCTTTGCTTTGTCCAGTTCTTCAAGCAAGGCGAGTATCTTTTCTGCGTTCGCCTTGTTCTGTTCAGAATCAAGCCTTGTTTTCTTCAATTCTTCAAGCCGCTGTTCATCTGCGGCAGTATCGGATTTGGCAATCTGATTCTCACAGATTGACAACTGCTGTCTTAAATCCGTTTCCTGCGACTTTAATTCTGCCTTAACTGCTGAAATGTCATTAGCCTTGTGCATAGCTTCTTCCTTTTCGGCTATCTGCTGTTCAAGTGCCTTGTATTCATCTGTTCCTGTTACATCAATTTCAACTGGAAGTGCCGCTAATCGGCTTTCAAGGTCTTTTAACTTCGCTTCCTGTTCTTTTTTTTCGGATTCGTGTGTGGCAATTTCTTCATTTAATTTAGTAACGGATTCTCTTTCTGAATCCAGAAGAAATTTAATCTTGTTGCCCCTTTCAGCTTCACTTTCGAGTGCCGAAGCCTTTTTAGATTCAAAGTTTTTAATAAGTAATTCAACTTTGTCTGCCGGCAACTCCTGTCCGCACATCTGACAAATTTTTTCATTTTCGTCAAACTGCATTTCATGTAATTTCGTCCACGTCCCCCTAGCTTCCTGCAATTCAAGCGCGTATCTGCCAATAACTGCATTGGCTTTTTCGATTTCATCATTAGCTGTTTCAATACCTCTTGAAATTTCATCAATCTTACGCTTGACGTCAACGATTTCATCATCAATCCGTCTTCTCTGTTTGAAGTTTTCCTCATTTGCCTTGCGGCTCATGTCATTCAATTCAAATTTAAGATTGATAATGTCGGCACTTGCCTTGTCATATTCAGCCATCAGCTTGTCATTGTCAGTCTGTTTTGCAATGCAACCAGCAATCTGTTCTTTAAGGCTGTTTTTGAGCAATTCAAGGTCAGATGTATCAATATCAGACTTAATCTGAATATCTCTTTCCTTTTCCTTAATCTGTCCGTCAAGAATAGGCAAATCCTTTGTAATTTTGGTCTTGGTAGCCTTATTCATAGCCAATAATTCCTCTGCCGCATATTTGCCTAACAATGGAACTAACTCGGCTAATTCGGTCTGCTGGCGTGCTACATCAATATCAGAAACGTCCTCTACTAAATCAAATAAATATTCTCTCATGTCTGCCGGTTTCTGATTAAGAAATGCGTTCACATTACTACACATCTTAAACACGTTCATATCAACGCCAAGATACGCGTTGAAATCCTTTAATGTCTTAGGAACATCATTGATGAAATACTTGTTATCGTCTTTATAACTGCTGCCATCCTTACTGTAGGTACGCTTCTGCACTTTCTTCATAGTTATTTCTTTTCCGTCAACGTCAAGTGTAAGTTCAACGCTTGTGTCCATATCATCAACGGACTTTCCGCCTACTTCCCGGCGCACAACCGGATTATCTTTTAATTCATAATCGCAGTTAAACATGCACCACTTATATGCTGCAGCAATACTGGATTTTCCTTTGCCGTTCATTGCGAAAATTTTTGTTAAATCAAAGAAGTTAAATTCTTCATGCGCATAACACATGAAATTTTCTACGATAATTTTTAACAGCTTAATCCTCATCCCATTCCACCTTGTCCCTTTCTTTTTCAATTTTTTGGGCTTCAAACTCATTTCCCAAAATTCTGTACATGTCCACCAGTGATATGTACTTATCCGCTTTTGTTTTGCTCAAAAGCACTTGAACTCTTGTTTCTGTGTCCAAAAGTGCTTCATACCGTTTCTTCGAAATCTTAATCTTCGCCATTTTCGGAATCCCCCTCTCGTAAATTATTGATTGACAATTCGTAGGCTGTCTTAATTTCTTCTGTGCCGTCTTCATACCTTTTCAGATATTCACGGCTTTGCAGTCTGCCAGTACAAGAGATTTTTTCGCCCACATTCATAAGCCCTGCCTTAACAGCTTTTCTTCCCCATGCAACGCACGGGATATAATCTGATTTGCCGTACTTCCGGTTACTTGCTACCAGTAAGTCAGTAATTTTTCTGTTCAGCGGCGTTTCACGGAAAATTGGTTCACGACAGATATATCCGTCCAGTTCCGCAAAATTTCCGTCTTTTCCCGGATACTCTGTAACGTCTTTTGCAAAAACAAAGATGTGGCAGTGACCGTCATAGTTCATTGTTCGGATTTCTCCGAAAATTTTAACTTGTTCATCTTCCTTAATATTTTTAAGGAAAATTTCTGAAAATGTAACGTTGAGTGTGTCCGGGACACCGCTTGTCCTCACACTTGTAATCTGTGTTGAGTAGAATTTTTCACCATGGCTTTCGTGAGAAAAAACCGGTTCTTTTGTGGCTCTCCCACTTATTTCAATTTTGTTCATTTTTTTGTCCTCTTTTCTTTTAATTATTAAAGTCTTCTTTTACAACATCAATCTTGACAAGTCTTTCCCACTTGACAAAATTAAACACTGCCTTAGCTTCTGTGCCGTCTTCCTGTGGTACAAGCACTCTGTTATTAAGTGCTACAATTACCGGCTTGTCGCCCGCAACTCTTAAAAATTGTGCCTGTAATCCGATAGGCGCGACAATGGCAATAATGTCACAGTCGTTGATTTCTTCCTGTAACTCGCTTGCCGATTCAATCGACCGGTCAATCTGCACGATTTCAACGTTTCCCAGTGCGGCTAACTGTGGCTCTGTCATTTTGTGTCGAGAAAACCACAGGACCTTTTTAGGCTTCGGATTTTCTTCAAATCTTACAACCTTGCCGTCATTCAAAATGACTGACTGATTTTTCATTTCCTGCATTTCTACGCAATCCTGTACTGTTACCTTTTCTTTGTTCATTTCTTTTTCTCCCTTTTAATCTTTGCAAATTTGTCAATCGTTTTCCGGCTTCCGGTTTCCTTATTAATAAGTTTTAAATAAAACTCTGTTTCTTCAACCAAAAGCCAATGTTCGGCATTTAAGTGGTGCGCCGAACACGTTTCTTTCTGTTGCCTTGTAAGTTTCTTTGGCTGTTTCATTTTTTATCCTTTCCGTTACTCCATGAGTAAACCAAAGCAAGCCCAATTTCAACGAGGATTGTGAAAATCACTCCTGCCGCAAATGGATTAATATACATTTTCATACCCCTTTCTAAAAACTCATGCACATCTGTGCATTGGAATTTTCAATCTGTTCTGAAAGCACGGTCGGCGGCAAATAGCAATCAATAAACTCATGCACATCTGCAATGTATTTGCGTTTTATACTCTTGTATGTCGAAACACACCCGTATTCGCGCTTCAACTGCCGGTATATGTCCGCAAATACCGAACTCCTCACGCTACTGTCTTTGTATGCGCTGGTGTTCTTGCCGCCAAGCACATCAACTACTTTCCTTTTAATATGCTTCTGCACTTCGTCTATTTCACAGCCGTACAGCGGCATATCATTTTCAAGGGAAGATATTTTATCTTCAACCTTGTCAATTCTTTCATTCAGCTTCACATTGCCTTTTGCAATAAGCCGAATTTTTTCCTCATCCGTCATGTTCATGTTGTAGTTTCCCGTCTTTCTGATTGACGGAAGCACCTCTGACGTTACCCAGTCAGTAAATCTCTCTGCACTTGCCTTACGGCTCTGAAATATTGTTTTGTACAGGTTGGCTTCATTCACGTAAATAAGCTTCTGATTTCCGCCTGCCGTAAGGGTATCCATGTTGCGGATACCCTTTTCAGATAACCTCTGTTTGACATTTCCTACATTTGTAATTTCCAATGCCCTGCAAACATCAGCCAAACAAAACATTGGCTCGTCATTTACGATTACCGTTCTGACGTTTCCAAATTCTTCTGAATTAAAAACCTGTAAATTTGTATCTGCCATTTCTTCTCCTTTCTGTGATATAATCCTCTTATCTTTATTAAAGGAAAGAGGTGAATGTCTATGGCTAAATGTCCACAAAATTCATTCAAAGAGTGCTATGGCTCTGAATGTGAATGGTACATAGCCGATAAAGGGTTATGTTCTATTACCTGCATTGCTCAAAGCACAGGTGATATCAGTGTTCTTCCTTTGGCTTTTCAGTATTTAAAAGATACCCAAAAGAATCAGCTATTCGACAAATAGCTGATGAAAGTTCAACCAAACTAGGTTTGTACCCTCTATCGTTAGGTTTAACTTTCTTACTTTCCTCTGCCAACAGCTCCATCTGCTGACAGAGGATTTCTAAAACGTGTTCTTTTTTACTCTCCATCTCCTACTCCTGTTTCGTCCTTGTTTTTAGGCTTATCTGCCATAGTTTCCACCATTCCAAGTAAATAACCTTTTTGGTAATCCGACATCTTTGGAATGGTGTCTTTTAATTTTTCAACAATTTCTTTTTCTTTTTCACTCATGTTCTCACCTCGCTTCCGTTTGTTGATTGTAAAACAATTATATGTCGGTGTAAAACTTTTGTCAAGAACTTTTTGTTGATTTTTTCAACAAAGTATGATATATTACTTTTTAGAAAGGAGGGAAAAAGGAATTGAACAATAGAATTAAAGAAGTCCGAAATCATTTTCATTTAACACAACAGGAATTTGCTGACAAAATAAAAGTCAAAAGAAATACTGTTGCAACGTATGAAATGGGTAGAAGCGTTCCTAGTGATTCGGCAATAGCTTTGATTTGCAAGGAATTTAATGTAAACGAGTTTTGGCTACGCACAGGAAAAGGCGAACCCTATATTAAAAAAAGCAAAGACGAAGAAATTGCTGAAATGCTTGCAGACATTCAAGCCGCTGGTGAAAAAAGTTTTAAGTACAGACTTATTGCGGCACTTAGAAAATTGAACGAAAAAGACTGGGACAGTTTAGAGAAGCTTGTCGATTCGATGATTGAAAACAAATAAAAGAAGCCGGGATAACACATTATGCTATCCCGGCAATTTTATTTAAGTAATCTTTTTATGTACGCATATATAACTTTAAGCCAATGCGTATTATCACATTTATTTATTAATTTAAAAATCTCATTTCTGTAGAAAACATTTTCAGTGTTATCTTTTTTACACATAATTTACCCTCCGTATTCCCCGACACAAAACATAAAGTAGCGATACAAACATTATAGAACAAATGTTTGTTTCCGTCAAGATTGGAACAAAAATTCTGATGTAAATTAAGGTTATGTAATAGGGCGGCGGCGCAATGCCAAATAGCACAGCCGCCCACCGGAACTTGAATCGCCCAATCTTTTGGACAATTTAATTTTACAAAAATTACCAATTTTTCACAAACGATTTAAACCGCAAAAAACGACATTTACTCTAATATTGTCTACATTTTATAGCGTATGCTGTCACTTAATGTCGGATTGCGGCGCGTATAGTACTAATTTGCTATTTATCAGTTCGACAAAAATTAGGTTATGTGCTATTATTATTTAAAAATAAAAGCAAGGGAGAATTTTTATGAAAAAGAAATTATTATGCTTATTAATGCCGGTATGCCTTTTAGGGCTTGTAGCTTGCCAAAATTCAACTGCGAATAATTCCGCCGCCGCAAGCAGTACAGAAGCCGTCACGGAAGCGCAAACTGAAACAGAAGCCCCTACAGAAAAAGAAACACTGTTATCAAGGGACAGAATGACATACACCGAAGATATTACATACGAAACTCTTGCAAGATACCCGGACAAAAATATTGATAAACCTGTGAAATTTGACGGAAAAGTTATACAGATGATTGGTGCGGTTGATAGCAATTATACCGCTATAAGAATGGCTGTAGATGATGACTATAATCATGTGTTGCTTGTTGTTTACGCAAACGATGTAATTGACGGTAAACTACTTGAAAATGATAAAATCACAATTTATGGTGGTTATGTCGGTCAGTATTCATACACATCTACATTGAATAAACCGATAACAATTCCACAAGTTGAAGCTGTTATGATTGATTTACACGATAACAATTAAAATATCACCGGGAGTATTACACTCCCGGTATTTTTATGTTTAGATTAATTCGCAATCGCTGACATTGACTGCCGCAAATACGGAACCGTTGAAACTAAGGACTGCTCTATCCCCGTCAAGCTGTGTGACTTCATAGCCGCTGTCATTGTGCCATGCCTTAATTGCCGTGCCATTGTAGTCAGTATCTCCGTTGAAACAGACGGTATCGCCCACAGAAATGTCGCCGCAAGCCGAACTTTCTTCTGAATCGTCAGAATCATCACTGCCGCCGCCAGCAATGCAATCATCATTAATCCAGCCGGTGCCATCATCAATCAGATATGGATTTCTCGCACCGTCAACAACTCGTGTAATTGTGCCAGTCGTATAGGTAGGCTTTAACGCTTCTTCTGACGTTGAAGATACATAGATTGTATCGTAGTTTACGGTATCGCCTACAGAATAGCTGTATCCACCGTCCTCTGTGTCTTCTTCATCGCCGCCGCAGTCGCCCGAATTGCTATCAGAATCACTGCCGCCGTCAACTTCCGGTAACTCGCCGTACCAGTAATTCATATCAACTCTGCTTGACGGTACACCGGCAACCTCACCGTCTGATGTATACTGCCATAACAGGCAATCCATTGACGGCTCTGAAATTCCCCAGTGCGCAAGCCAT